AGGCGGAAGCCGCCGCAACCGTTGCGTCAACCGCAAAAGACGCTGCTGAATTAGCCGCAAACTCTGCAACCGCAAGCAGAGACGCTGCGGCCTCATCCGCAGAAGAAGCGAAAAAAAGCGCCGACAAGGCGGCTGCTGTAGTGAGCACCGACCCCACCCTGACAGTCAAGGGCGCTCCCGCAGACGCCAAAGCCACCGGCGACCGCATCAACGCTATCAAAATCGAGACCGACAAGACCCTCACCATCTCCGGCGCTGCCGCAGACGCGGCGGCCACCGGCGTGCGCATCAAGCTGTTGGAGATGGTGCATGGCACAGACGTAAACGGCATCAGTTTTGTTTCGGCCTTTGATACGCTTGACGGCGTGGAGCTGACGGGGGTGTGGAACAAGGCGGCGAGCCGGGTGGAGTTTTAAAAGGAAGGAGGATTTTAATGCAGATCAAAAACTTAGCCATTGGCGATGGCTTTGTATACCTGATGGAAGGCAGCACAAAAGTCAAGTTTTACGTGCTGGCCCACAACTACGAGTCGGGGCTGAACGGCAAGGGAAGGACACTGTTTTGCCGGGAGAGTCCGGCGACGAGTGGTGCACGAGCAACGAAAAGCAGGTCAGACGCTTCTTATTGGCCCAGCTGTTTAGAGCGTTCATATTATGAAGGTACTTATTTGACCAAATTCACAACGATCGTGAAAAGCTGGATCGGGAGTACAAAAATCCATATTAACTCATTACATAATCCTTTAAACAACAGCAGTCCTTCAAATTATATGGATGTGAGCAGTGCTGGCTTTAGCTTTTTTGCAATCTCGTCAGTGGAATTGGGGGTATCGAATCGTGGGACTTATGTGTATTCGGACGGTACGACTCTTTCTACTGCGGCACGTACTCGATTAGCAGCCATAGTATCACATTATACCACCTTTTGGACAAGAAGCCCTGGACCATCCTTTACAGATCACCATACCGACAGCGACGGAGATAGTGAATATTATTTCGCCAATGGTTTGTATATAAACGGCGCAAGTGGAGCTAGTTTCAGTCTTGATCAGGCTGCCACTTATGAAACCGGCTACTTGCCCTGCTTCACCCTGCCTGAGACGTTATACATCGACAAGGACGGCTTCCCGACTGTGAACCAGCCGCCGGAGATCACTTCCGATGCGGGCGAGAGCGGCGCGGCGCTGGGCGAGAAGAACGAGCCGTTTACTCTGGCCTACACCGTGACCGACGGCGACGGAGACCCCATGCGCATCGTCGAAAAGGCGAACGGTGTGGAGCTGGCCGTCCGCGAGAACGTGGCCTCCGGCACCGAACTCACGGTACAGTGCCTGAGCGAGAAAGCCCTGTTCCAGCAGATCCTCAACGGGGAGAACACATTGGTGCTGGAAGCGGACGACGGCAAGACCTCGACAGAGTGGACCGCTACCTTTACCAAAAATGTGACAAGCGCCGTCCTCTCGCTGGCCCAGCCGCTGACGGCGGACGACACCATCACCGTGGCTGCGCTGACGCTGGAGGGCAGTTTTCCGGCAGACATGAGCCTGACCGTGGAGCTGACCAACAACGGACTGGACGACAGCCCTGCGTGGGAGAACTGCACCGACATCCAGCGCGGCGAGAGCCGGGCATTTGTACACCACGCCTTTGCCAACAAGACCGCCGCCAAGGGAGCGGCCTTTAACTACAAGGTGACGATTGCCCGAGGAGCTTCCGGCGTCGGTGGCAACATCACCATGATCGGAGGTGTGATCGGATGAGCGTATACTACAACAAGCAGAGCCTGAAGGAGCAGCATAAGAAGCAGGCCGAAAAAGAGAAGCTGCGGAAGCTCCCGGAGCAGGTGGCCGCCATTGAGGATGCCCTGTGTGAGCAGGATATGGCATCACAGGAGCGGCTGGCGACTATCGAGGACTCGCTGTGCGAGCTGGATGCCGCTGTCAACAAGTAAGGAGGATTTCAAAATGGATAAAATCTGGGCAAACAGATTGATTGCCGGTACTAAGACCTGGGCAGAGATGCCCGCAAGCCGCCGCGCAGGGGTCAAGCGGGAGCTGGCCAAACGGGTGGCCGAGGGCGAGATCGCCGCAGAGCAGTACAAGGAAATCACGGGGGAGGACTACGATGGGTAAGCTGCTGGAATTTCTGGAAAAGCTGGTGCGGGCCATCTTTGGCCCGGGGGACGAACCGGACATGGGCGAACCTGAGCCTGCGCCCCAAGCCCCCGAGGTAGAGGCTGTCACCGGCTGGGAGGGCGGCCCGCCCTACCGGTACATCGACGTGAGCCGGTGGCAGGGCCTTATCGACTGGGCGCAGGTGGCAGCGGCGGGCTACAAGGGAGCGATGCTCAAGACGGTATCCACCAACTACAAGCTCTCCAAGCGGGAAGACGGCCTGTATATCGACCCGACCTTTGAGACCAACTACCGCAACGCCCGGGCTGCCGGGCTGGACGTTGGCATCTACTACTACACCTATGCCACCAGCGAGGCCATGGCCGACGCAGAGCTGGCCCTGCTGCGGCAGGCGGTGTACGGCAAGGAATTTTCTCTCCCCGTCTGCGTGGACGTAGAGGAGAACAAGCTCAAGCAGCTGTCCACGCTTGACCTGTCCAACCTTGTCGCCTACGCGCTGGAACAGGTGGAGAAGATGGGCTTTTACGCCCAACTGTACACCTACACCGGTTACAAGTATGAGCTGGATATGGCTCGGCTGTCCTCTCGGTGGGACGTGTGGCTGGCTGACTACACCGGCGAGACCCCCAACGTGACGTTTAACTACAACGCCCACCAGCACACCAGTAAGGGCGCTGTGCCGGGCATCAGCGGCAACGTTGACCTCAACGTCACCACCCTCAACTACCCCCGTATCATTGAAAAGAAGGGCCTGACCCGTCTCCGGGAGGGCGCATGAGCGAAAAAGAAGCTTTGCTGTGGGTGCTGGGCATCCTTGGCAGCTTGTGTGCTGCGGCCATCACCATTGACAAGGTACTGGAAATCATCCACAAGTACATCAAAAAGGCGCAGGAGCCTGACAACGTGCAGAACAAGCGGCTGGATGAGATGGACAAGCGCATCGGCACCTTGGAGCAGGTCCAGTTCCAACACACGCAGGCCCTTGCCCGCGACCTGCGCCGCTTTGACGAAATCGACGAGGTGAGTCGTCTGACCCTCGACGGGGTGCGCAATCTGCTGGATGCCCAACTCTCCGGCAACAACCGCGAGGGAATGCAGAAGAGCCGCACCGACATTGACAACTATCTGTTAAAAGGAGTGACCAATCATGGAAGCACTGGCAACTAAGCTTTTTGACCTTATCCCTGCCCCGGTGGCGGCAGTGCTGATGCTGGGCGGCTTTATCTTTTACGCCCTGGGCTGCATCCGGCTGGGCTATGGCGCCGCGGTAAAGCCGCTGGTGCTGGACCTCATCGAGCGGGCAGAGCAGGAGATTCAGGGGACTAAACGCGGCGCAGAGCGCAAGGCGTGGGTCGTCAAGATGCTCCGCATGGCACTCGGCGCCAGCAAATACGGCAGGCTCATCAGCTGGGCCATTACCGACGAGACCATCGGCACTGTGATTCAATTTTTCTTCGACCGCGCCCGAGCGGCGCTGGAAAAGCAGTAAGGAGATTATTATGGCAAGCACTACATACGAGCAAACGCCACGCTATTATTATGATCAGCGTGCGTACCCGATTTTGTGGCCCGCAGTGTGTGACCATTTTGCCAACGGCGGCAAAATGGGACATCCCCGTACCGTGACCGTTCGAGTGCGCAACGCCGGACAGCTGCCGCAGCCTTTTTGGCTCGGTGCTGCCTGTGGCGGCGGCTCGTGTAGTGCTGCCCGCTGCGCTGCAAGGACTTGACCGACAGCAGATGACCGTCGCCATCAAAAACGCACCGCTTGGGAGGGTAGACCGTAAGATAGCCTTACTGCGGTACGTTGAGCGGCTCCCGCTGCCGGACATTGCAGCACAGACACATTACAGCCGGACGGCGGTAGGCTACCGGCTGAAAGGCATTGAAAAAATGTTAAATGTGTGATATAATATTTTTACGAGCTGAGTGTATGTAGGACGCATGTTTAAGGCTGATTCTACAAACGCAACAAAGCGGCAGGCTATTCCAGAGCTTGCCGCTTTTCTTTTTGCACGAATTGTGGTATAATATACTTAACAAATCCACCCGGCCTCTCGAAGAAGCGCATTAGGGTGGATATTTGCCAGCTAGCCCCGTGCTTTATCTGGGAATGAAAAAAGCGGTTGCCAGATAGGCGCCGACCAGTCTCCCGCTCGCCTACTTATAGTGCGTACCATGCGGGAGACGCAATTTTGCCACTTCGGTGGCGGGGCGATTACTCGCTCACTTATAATCCATCAGCTTTAGGCTGGTGGATTTTGTTTTATTCGCACTAGTTTTGTCAAAAGCATTGCCATATATTGGATGATGTGATATTTTAGCATTGCACTTCAATGTGTGCATCTTTACAGTTAAGCGCTCATGCGGATTTTTCCGCGTGGGCGCTTTTCTTTTTTTGTCCTTCGTTATACCTTCGTTGTCTTTCGCTTTTTGCTGATGCGGTACACTAAGAGCACAAGGAGGGATGTATTATGAGCTATTATCCGACACCCGGAGCACCTTACGTTCCGCAGCAGCCTGTCAATCCTTACGGCGGTATGGGCACGGTAGGACTTGCCACTTCCCTGCCAAACGCACAGATGCAACAGGCACAACCGCAGCGTCCGCAGCCGATGAATGGGCAACAGCCCGTTCAGCAGTCGGCACAAGACGGTGGTTGGCTACTGGGCAGACCTGTTTCCAGCAGGGAGGAGTTTTTGGCGATACCGTCTGACCTGTACGGCAGACCGACCTATTGCCCTGACCTGCGCAGCGGTGTGATCTACTGCAAGCGGCTCAACCCGGACACCTGCGAATCCTATGTACAGGAGTTTTACAGCCCGGAAGCGTGGCGGCAGATACAGGCGCAACAGGCGCAGCAGACCGCTGCACCGACACAGCAGTATGTGCCCATTGAAGAGTATAACGCCCTCGTCCACAGGCTGGATGAACTGGAAAAGTGGCAAAAGAGCTTTTCCAAGCCCACTGCCGCTGCAAAGAAAGGAGAATAACAATGTCCTCTCCGTTTGATGTGATTACGCACAGCCCCATCATGCAGCTTGCGAACCTTGCCCGTGCCGGACAGAACCCGATGGGGCTTATCCAGCAGTTGAGCGGGCAGAACGCACCCATCATGCAAGGCTTGAACCTGATTCAGGGCAAAAACGAAACGCAGCTCCGAACGATGGCGCAGAACCTCGCCAAAGAGCGTGGCATCGACCTGAATCAGCTGGCAAGCGCTCTGAACCTGACGCTGCCCCGGTAAAGCATCCCTCTAAGCGAAACGCTTCTCAGTTTTGCGGACTTGATAAAAACCGCTTTTGTTTGGCTTCGCCCACCGCACACGGCGGTGGGATGGCATAACGCAAAACTGAAAGGAGTTTTGTTATGGACGATTTTGCAACTGGTTATCTGGCTGGGCAGGACGGTGGCAATAACAACGGCGGATTTTTCGGCAACGAAGGTCTGTGGGCGGTTATCATCCTCGCCATCATCTTCGGCTGGGGTACAAACGGCTACGGTCGAAACGGTGGTGACAACGGCATGAACAGCTACATCCCCTATCTGGTCGGCACTGGCGCAACTGGTCAGGGTGGCGCAGATACTCGTGCGGCTCTGTCTGAAGGCTTCTACCAGCAGGACACTTCCCGTTCTCTGGCTGGCATTCAGAGCGGTATCTGCTCTCTGGGCTATGACCAGCTGGCGCAGATAAACGGAGTCAACGCCAACATCGCAAACGGCTTTGCGGGCGTGAACAGCGCCATCTGTCAGCTCGGCTACCAGAACGCACAGCTCGTGAACGGTCTGGAACGCAGCGTGTCCAACGGCGACAACGCCATCAGCCTCGCCATCATGCAGGAGGGCAACGCACGGCAGGCGGGTCAGACCGCACTTTCCACGCAGCTTGCATCTTGCTGCTGCGAGAACAAGCAGCTCATCGGCGACCTGAAGTACACCATTGCACAGCAGGACTGCGCTACCCGTCAAGCTATCGCAGACAACGCCCGTGCCATCGTGGACAACTGCAACGCCAATTTCCGCAGCATGATGGACTACTTCACGCAGGATAAGATTGCCACTCTGACCGCTGAGAACCAGAACCTGAAGTTCGCTGCTTCTCAGGATCGTCAGAATGCGCTTCTGACCACTGTGATGTCCCAGCAGACCGATACCATCCTGAACCGGGTCAATCCTCGTCCGATTCCCGCTTATCAGGTGGCAAACCCCAACGTGGGCGTGAACTGCTGCGGCTGCTGCTAACCTACACACTCCCCGATAACACCGGGTGAACCATCGGGGCAGGGGTAAGACACCTCTGCCCCTGATTTTTTAGGAGGAAAACATTATGGCTTGCAAAACAAGCTGCAAACTCTGCCCGCACTTGGTCATCAGTCAGGCGGTCACGTTTGCCAACGACACGCTGACCATCAATATCCCTGCTGGCGCATACCAGAACGGAGAGAAGTATTGTATCGTGGTTGCTCAGAGCTTGCCGGACACGACTACCATCAACGCCCCTGTGGTCATTACCATAGGTGCAGGCACGACCGCGTACCCTCTGACCGATTGCAACTGCGCTCAGGCAACCGCCGAGAGCATCCACACCCGCACCCGCTACGCTACCCGTGTGGCAACGTCTGCAACCGGCACCGGCACGTTTAAGTATCTTGGCTGCTTCTGCCGCTCCCACGCCGGTGCGCCTGCGTCCATTTCTTGAGGAGGTATAGATTATGGGCAAGAATAATTTTCGCCGCATGATGATGCTCCGCGACCACGACAAAGACCGTGAGCCGGAACGTGACCGCCTTGAGGAAGAGCGTGACCGCAGGGAACGTGAGCTGGAACGCCGTCTGCGTAAGCTGGAAGATGGCAGCGACCGCTATCCTTACTATCCGCAGGAGGAAAACCGCTACATTGACCCCTACCCTATCCCCCGCTACCCTGACGTAGAGTACGAGCGCAAGATGCCGCAGATTGGCTTCTCGCAAAACGGAGACTGGGACAAGCGGTCTGGGCAGTATGAGCATGGCGGTGCGGACAGCCGCTCCATCAAGATGCCACGCAAGCACCTTACCCACGATGAAGCAGAGGAATGGTGCGACAGCATGGTGAATGCTGACGGCACAAAGGGCTGTCACTGGACGCTGGAACAGACACAGGACGTCGCCAAACAGCGCAACATCACCTGTGACCCGAATGATTTCTGGGCTGTCATGAACATGATGTACTCGGATTATTGTCAGGTCGCAAAGCGCCAGTCCGTTGACACTCCGGGCTTCTACGCTGACATGGCAAAGGCGTTCCTTGAGGACACGGATGCCGCAGATGGCAAGGCATATCTCTACTGGGATTGCATTGCTGATAAGTAAGTCAAAACCCCTGTGCGGTCATTGTGACTACACAGGGGTTTATTGTTATTCCCAAAGTGTTGATTTTGACCTCATGTCAAACAAATCTTGCGGAGTGATTACAAGGCTCTTGTCGAGTTCTACCACACTGACAATGGAAAACTTGCCGGGAACTTCTCGCTCAATTCTTGCTTTTGCTTCCTCTTTGCTGTTCGCAAACAAGACGAACGGTGCTTGGAAGTGCCTGCACTTTTCGTAATCATCGTACTGGATTTTGACCCAATAAAAATTTTCCATATATCGCTCCTTTGCCATCTCAATATTTTACAGGCGGTTCAGGTAACGGCATCCAGTATGTAATATTGTGAGGCTTTCCGTTTTTATCTCGCCATTCACCAAAGTCTTGCTCATATCCAACAATGTCAACATCAAATTCGTCTGGGCTAAATCCAATAACATACGGATTGTATTCGTCTGGCATCTCGTTTTTCACGTTTATCCACTGCCCAATTTTAGGGGCGTTTGAAATGTCATACGAACAGTATCCAATACATTGAGCTACACCTAACTCATCCACGAGGTTCCTGTTTCCAATCTTCGTGACGCAAACATCGTGAACCCTCTGCCACCCACTCTTGTAATCGGAATATTCGACTTGTGAAATTACGATATTTTCTGGGTTCAATTCTTTTCTCCCACAGGTTAAGTTCCATTCATTTGCAATTCTCTGCTTCATTTCGTATTCATTGGCAAACACTCTTGTTTCCTTTAGAGCGTTTTTCAAAGAACCACGATGAGGCCTGTAAGCAATCATATGCAAATCCTCCACAAAAATTGGTTTTACCGTTTGAGAAGTTCCTTAATGTACAACGTCTCAAATTTTTTCAGATGGGGATACTCGTTTCGAGCCATCTTTTCCGCTTTCTCTTCAACGATTAAAATGCTTTCAAAATCATCGTTTACGCTGAGAGTATAGCACATACATTCATGGTCGTTCTTATCGTTCCAACCTTCAAAAAGAACAACAAACTTTTTCATAATGTTCCTCCCATTAAATCTCAGCTTCTATTGTGAAATATAATCAACAAAATATCCGTTGTACTTAAACTCTTTTACTGCTTTACTTGCCGCCATTAGTAATTTACTAATGCGCTCAACTTCATCTGGATCACCTCTTATGCTTGGAAACCCTATAATCATTTTAATGGGAGTATCAATGCCGTCACCTTCACGATAGAATTGAATACCAGTTCCATAAAAACCTTCTTTAAGCTTTTTTTCTTCTTTTTCTAAATCACGATTTTTAATTACGTTCATAACATTCTCCTTAAATCTTAACTTTTATCGTCAATCCTCCAAGAAATCTTCCAACTCAATCTTCCCCTCTGCCGCTGCAACCGCAAGAGCGTACACGAACTGTCCAATCGTCATTCCGTGCCGTCTGGCTTCACGGTTGATGTACTTGCGCTCTTCCTCGCTCATAAGGATGGTAATGCGCTTTGAACGCTTGCCGTCACCGCTTGCAACGCCCTGATGTGATTCTGGCATCGGGATTTTTTTCTTTGTCAAGCCAACTTCGGCTAGTGCGCCGGGAACATCACCCTGTTCGATAAGACGTTGGACTTCTTTCGCCTGTTTCAGCTTCTTCGGCTTACTTTCGCTTACTACGGCATTGTTTGGCTGCGTTTCGCCGCCTTTGGCTTGCTTCGGCTTAATACTGCTTAACTGTGCTTCATTAGGCTGTGTGTGGCTGTCTGTGGCTTCACTGGGCTTAATCGGTGCTCGTTCGGCTTCGTTCGGCTTTGCTTGGCTTACTTCTTCTTCCTTTGGCTCACTTCGGCTTAATGTCTGTTCCGAAAAAACAGGCTGGAAGTCAAACCCGCCAAGCAAACCCGTGGATTTTTTGCTGGTTGACTTCATTCTTCTTCCTCCCAATCTTCATCAAGGTCAGGAACGGTCGGCAACGGCATCCAGTGAGTTATATTATGCGGCTTTCCGCTTTTGTCCCGCCATTCCTTAAAATCTTCTTCATAGCCTACAATTTCTACATCGTATTCGTCTTTGCTAAACCCGATAACGTATGGGTTTAGTTCATCTGGCATTTCATCTTCTGATTTCGCCCATTGATTATTTGCAAGTTCTTTCTGCCACTTTTTGCAATATTTTTCAGCTAGATACCACTGAGAATGAAACGCCATTTCTTTCTCTTTATCGGAAAGGTCATTAAATGAAAAACCAAAATTGATAATGTAAACTTGCTCCGTGTCATCAGAACAAGTTGCATTCAAAAGATGTGGGTACAAATCGCTCATTTTTCTTTCCCCTCTACAATCTTCTTTGCCAGCTCTTTGAAATCCTCTGCGCTGGTGCTCTTTGCCGTGTCACCGCTAAACAGGCTGTGACGTTCTGCCTGCGCCTTACGAACGCCCATAGACGGTCTAATCTTCACGTCCAGCAGGCTTGTGCCCATGCTCTGTGCAATCACGGGGAGCTGTTCCACAACCTCTTTGGACAGGTTCTCACGGCTCTTGTACTGATTCAGAAGCAAACCTTCAATCTTCAAAGTCGGATTGAAGTATCTGCGGACATCGCCGATAGTCTGCGAAAGCTGGCTCAAGCCAGCAAGTGCGTATCGGTCTGCTGTGATGGGTACGATGATGCTGTTGGCGGCGATCAGCGCGTTCACAAGCGCAAGACCAAGCTGCGGGGGAGTGTCCAGCACAATATAATCATACTGTTCAGACACGCTTTCAAGGGCTTCTCGCAGTCGGAAGTTCTTGCCCATGTCCCGGACAAGCTGCTCGTCAATGTCCTTCAACGCGCTGTCGGACGGAAGGATGTCACCAGCTTCACAGTGCTGGATTCCTTCCTCTACTGTGCCTTGCCGGGTCATCACATCAAACAGGGTGCATACGTCCTCTGTCTGTGCGCCGTAGGTGTCCGTTGCGTTGCACTGGGCATCGCAGTCCACCAGCAGGACTTTCTTTCCAAGCAGCTGCAACGCACCAGCCAGACAGGTGCTTGTTGTGGTCTTTCCTGTGCCGCCCTTCTGGTTGGCGACAGCTATAATTTTTGCCATTTTATCACTCTTTCTTTATTTGCTGTTAAGCGCTTCAATGAAATAGAACGCTGGCATATACTTGTCTACGACACCTGCTTTGTCTACGCTTCTAATCAAATAGCCAACAGGTCTGTCGGGGAATGGCGTTCTGCTTAAAGACAAGATGTCCTTATACGCTGCCTTCACCGTGTCGTAAACCGCTTCTCTGCGTCTCGGCAGCTTGATTTCTGGATGCTCTTTCTTCATCCATTTCTCAACTACCTTCGCTACGTCAATGCAGTCCTGCTTTTCTAGTTCGTCACACACAGACCAGTCAAAATCCTCGTATCCGCTTCTGCGGGGCTTTTTGGCGGCTTTTTGAGGCTCTGTCAACACTTCACTTGCCTGTGCTTCAATCAGCTTCTCAGACGCTTTAATTTTTGGCTTAAACTTGACTGCCACAGCCTTTCGTGCCATAAGGACTGGTTCGTAGGTCACAACAATGTCAGACACGGCATTGATTTCGTCCACCGCAACGTCAAGCACTCGCTTGCGAAGGTTCTTGTAAACGTCATAACTGGCTTCCATCGCACCGAGCTGTTCTCTCAGCTTCTTCAGGCTGATTTCATGCGGCTTATTGTCCATATTCAACCAGTCCCGAAGAATCGAGTAAAGCAAGATGCTGTACTGTGACTTCATTCGTGACGTGTAACGCAGCCGATACCGAACATATCCGCTTTCGGCAATGTCGAAAAAGATAGGGCGAAGGTCTGGGTTGCAGGTAATTGCCACGACGTAAGACCTTGTTTCTGGTACATAATCCAGTTTTGCCCTCGTGAATAGGACAAAACTTTCAAATGTTCCTTTCTCCTTGTCGATAGGAATCGAAACCGTATTGCCTAAAAAGTGCTTAATCTGCGGCTCAATCCTTCTTGCATCAAGGCTTTTCAGTCCAAGAAGCTCTCTATATTCCGCCAAAGTGAACTCCACACGGCTGCTATTTGGGTCTCTCGGATTTATTCTTGACAGGTAAACCTCCAACAGCCGAAGTTCTCCTGCGGTGTAGTCCCTGAACTTCGCCCAAACAAGGGATTTGCTTTTCTCGACAAGGTTGTTGTCTGATATTTTTGGCATCTGCTCACTTCCTTTAATGGTCTAAAAACAGTATATCACAAGTAGGGGGACGCGTCAACCGTTTTCGTCCCCCACGACTTGTCTTTTTGTCCCCCATGTCCTCGTCATTTTGTCCCCCGTGACTTGTCAAAACGTCCCCCATGCTTTGTCATTTCGTCCCCCATCTACCTATTATATATTAAACAAGAAATAAACAAGAGGTTAAATATCATCGTTAAATAAGAGATGACGATAATTTTCAACAATTTCTTTGTTTTTCTATTCCAGCTTGTGGATAACTCAACCTTTCATTTGCTGAATAAAGTATTCCCGGTAATGATTAGTCTTATCTAACGTGTACAAAAAGTGGATGAAAAACTTTTAAGCCGGTGTTATGGGGGACAGATTGACAAGCCGACCAATCACAGACAATAAATTAACGACAACTCGTTATTTATTCCGCGAAAATGCTGTCGATTTACAGACTATGGGGGACGGAATGACAAGGCAAATTTGCCCGATAGGTGCACAAAAAGTGGATGAACGTGGACAAAATGTTCTTCAAAAACTGCGATAATTCGACAATCAGCGCAAAATGTTTTCTTCGTTGATGGTATAAGAATCGTTTCGCTTCATCGCCGCAGCTTCCCCACAGTCCTGTGCCTGATACAAAATCTGCATATTGGGTTGTGTTCCGTCTGGATCTGGGTCGGTTTTGGTGGCCTGTGCCATTTCATAATGACCTGTGACGGTGCGGCAGACGGATACACGATCACGCAAAGTCGTGTGAAGATTGGCTACCATTTCGCATAGAACGGCAAGGTAATCTGAGCCGTGATTGCCATAGACCAGATAGCACAGTAGGTCAATTTCTTGCGGATGGGTTTCTTTGATATGCTCTATCAGTGCATCCCTCTTTCTCTCGGTGCTGGCATCGCCAGCCAGACTTTCCAATAATCCGGGATGCAAACAAGTGTCTATGTACGGCTTGGCCGCAACACCGCAGCACACAAACCATTTTATAATAGTAGAGGCATCTGGGGTCATTGTCCCTTGCTCATAACGAAAAATGGATGTTCGGCCTATACCCATTTTGTCCGCAAGCTTCTGTTGGCTAAGTCCGGATTCTGCTCTTGCCATCTCTAACGCTTTTGCCACTCGTATCCTATAATCATCCATAAATACCCCTCTTTCGACAAAATGATACAAAAACGAAAGAATTCAACTGATATATTGTTCAAAACGTGAAACAACAATTGAAAAAATTCGCTGTTTCAATGAAACAGCGAGATGTGGTATAACTGTATTGTCAAAAAATTCCAAAAAAGAAGGGAACAAAAATGAGAGAAGCTGCAATCTGGAACTATGAACGTATGCCAATCATCGACGGAATGCCTGCCAGCGTTCCCGATGGACAACCACACACGCCTGAACCGTGGGAGGAAAGCTAATGAACCGAACTGTAGATGCTCTGATTATTCCATACGCTCGCAGACGGACGCTGGAGCTTGTCCTGAGTCTTTCTGGGTACGAAGCTGATAAAGATGCTTACCTCGAAGCAAAAGGCATCCTAGAGCGTGCCGTAGCCGCCTTAAACGACGGACGAGACCCGGCAGATAACATCGAACGCATTGATGGACAGCTCGTAGAGCTGTGAAAGGAGAAGAAGATGGACTTTACGAATGGATTCTATAAAGCCGAGAACCCTGTCGTTCTTGAAGAAGTGAAAACTTTCCTCCAGTCAATGGAACGGCGTGGGGCAACCGTAAAAGACTTGGACGATGCCATTGTGCAGTTAAACAATGTTTCGCACAGCATCAGCACAAATGCTCTCGTCAAAGCAGACGTGCTGGACGATTTACCGAATAACCCCTTTCGTTCCATGCTCAACGGAATGCTACAAAGCAAAGGGTAACTTAAACTTAATGTGGCTCTTAATCATTGTCATTGCAATTTTTGGTTTCCCTGATACAAAGTAATGAATGCGAAGAAAACGATCAATTTTTACGAAGTTGTTCAAAATGCATTGACTTGACAACTAAAAGATGTATAATCGTATCAAATGAACATTCATTTTTACCGATCGGGAGGATATGCCACAATGAGTGAACAGGAAAGAGCCAAGATTGACCGATTTATTGCATGGCTGCTGGAACACCCTGAAAAGATTCCAGCAGCGGAGCAAGCCCTAGACCTAGAGTAACAGAAAATCCCTTGCGCAGAGCTACACTAGCCCGGCACAAGGGATTCCTTTATTTTACCGGGCATGAACGTCACATCTTCTCGATTAAGTTCATCAGCGCTTCACGCTGTTCCTTCGGCATAGATTCAAGCTTTCTTCTAATCCGCTCCACTGCTGCATCGACTTCACTTTGCGGCTGCTGGGGCGGGTTTTCTTTTTGATTGCCAGAAACCAAAGCATCTACGCTTGTTCCAAAATAAGAAGCTATCTTATCGAGCGTTTCATATTTCAAGGTTTGCTTTCTGCCGTTTTTCAAATCGGTCAAAGACCCACGGCTTGCGCCCGATTCCTTGCACATAGTGGTCACGTTTACTCCACGCTGCTTGCAGAGCTTTTCAATATTTTCGTACAAGTTTGCCATAATTCCAGTCCTCGCATTGTAAGGTTTGCTGAAATTACGCGAACGCTTAAAAAAGCCTTGCATTTTACGCGAAAGCGTATTATACTAAGACTGTACCGCGAAGGCGTAATGAATGATTTCTAGCAACTTCATTATATTACACTTATGCGTAAAAATCAATAGCCGGAGGTGAAATAATGGCTGAAAAAAAGCCTCTGTGTGACTTTGGCAAACAAATCGAGATTGCTCTTATCCAAAAAGACAAGACCAACGACTGGTTGATTGAAAAAGTCAAGGAGGACACCGGACGATATTTTGACCGTTCTTACCTTTTTAAGGTTAAGACAGGGAAGCTGGAAACGCCCGGCATCAAGAAAAGCATCTGCCGGATTTTGAATATTCAGGATTCGGGAGTGTAAGAAGGGAGAGAAAAAATGGCAAACATTCAAGTTTTTGAATATCGGAACAGCAAAGTTCGCACGGTTGATATGGACGGCGAAGCATGGTTCGTTCTGAAAGACGTGTGCGCTGTGCTTGGTATTAGCAATAACCGCATGGCTGCTGACCGATTAGATGATGACGAAAAGGGTGTCAGTCTGATTGACACCCTTGGCGGCAAACAGGAAATGGTAATCGTCAACGAAAGCGGCCTGTACCATGTCATTCTTCGCAGCGACAAACCGGAAGCGGCTCCGTTCCGCAGATGGGTAACGAACGATGTGCTTCCTACAATCCGTAAGACTGGAAGCTACAACGCACCGCAGCTTACCCGCTCGCAACTTCTCGCAACCGCACTGATCGCAGCGCATGAGGAGCTGGAAGAGAAAGACAAGCAGATTGAAACCATGAAGCCGAAAGCACTTTTTGCTGACGCTGTGAGCGCAAGCAGCCAGAGCATTCTTGTTGGTGAAATGGCAAAGCTGCTGTCACAGAACGGCGTCCAGATGGGGCAAAACCGGTTGTTTGCATGGATGCGTGAGAACGGATACCTGATCAAGGACAGAAAGCGGACGGACTACAATATGCCGACCCAGAAGTCTATGGAACTTCACTTGTTTGAAATTAAGGAAACGTCCATTGCGCACTCAGACGGACACACTTCCATCAACAAAACCCCTAAAGTGACTGGTATCGGGCAAGTTTACTTCGTTAATCTGTTCTTGAGAGCAGAGAAAAGCCAGAGAGCGGAGGAATGAGCATGGAAAGGTATCTGACCATTAAATTTGACCTTGAGTATCCCGAAGAAGCCAAGTTCGCTATTGACGCTGCGGCCAAGACCTACTCGGATTTCAAGCGTGAGCAGGCGACAAGGCGCTTTGTAGAAAATGGTTGTACGCCGGAAGATGCAGAGAAAATCGCAAAGTTCATCCAGTTTCTTGACCAGTGTTTTTCTGAACACAATGAAAGAGCCTTAAGAAAGGCAAGTGAAGTGGATGGAGATTAAATACTGTGAGCGATGCGGTTGTCTTCTTGGCAAAGTTCTCAAAACCAAACGGTATTGCAAAGAATGTGCAATATTAGTTAAAAAGGAAAACCAAGCAGCGCGACGCGCTCCATATGGCGTCGTTCCGTGTGAATGGTGCAAAAGGCCGATGCGTAAAGTATACGAACATCAAAAGTACCACCATAAATGCGCGAACGCTGTAAGACGAAAACGGGTCGCAGACTGGTGGAAAGAACACCCGGATTACGTCAAAACATCTTCTCGTAAAGCCAGACCTGAAGGAAACCGGACGGAAGAAAAACCTAAGCCGAAGTACACCATCAAACAGATGAACGATAAAGCAAAAGAGCTTGGAATGAGCTACGGCCATTACAGCGCTTTGTTTGCACAGGGAAAGGTAGGCCCTCCTAATGAACGGTAAATACTACGGCCAACGGGAGATCCGATGGCGCAGTCGGGAGAAGGAGCGGCTGGAACATATCGAGAAAGAAAGAGTGAGCAAAAATGAAAAAAATCAAAGTCAGAATCACATTCACCGAAGCGGTTCTCGGCACTTGGCCTAGCAACCAGAACATCGCGCGAGAGTTCATCGCCAGCAAGTCCCCTGATGCAGCAACCGTTGAGGACGAAGTGGCCGCTCTGGGCGCAGATGCTGTGGCAGACAAGGGCATGACCGTGTTCCCTCGCAACGAGAACGGCGAACCCATCCTGTATGACTACCAGATTAAGGGGTTCTTCAAGGATTCCTGCGGTATGCTAGGTCGTATCGGCGGCAAGACCGAAACCGGCAAGAAGAAAGCGGTCAACGAATCCGGCAAGCTGACAGCCTACAAGAAGGTCATTGATGGTCTGATTTTCGTTCAGCCCCGCATGATTCCCATTCATGTGAACGGCGAGATTACCGAGTGTCAGCGCCCTCTCCGCGCACAGACGGCGCAGGGTGAACGTGTAAGCCTTGCCAACAGCGAGCAGATTCCAGCTGGTTCGACCTGCGAGTTCGAAATCGTTCTTCTGGACGATTCCCACGAGAAGGTCGTGCGTGAGTGGCTGGACTACGGAGTTCTGCGTGGCATCGGCCAGTGGAGGAACAGTGGCAAAGGCCGCTATACCTACGAAATCCTCAATTAATCGCTATGGCAGGGTGGGGCCGTGTTGCACTCGGCGTGGAACGGCAACGGCATAGTGACGATTATCTCAGAAATGCTAAGGCAATGCTTGGAGACGAAGCGACTTGAGCGGCAACGGCGATGCGCTGATTTGACGAGACTTGCAAAGGCATGGCGAAGCAAGGCTCAGACGAGCAATGGAATTGCATGGGCCTGACATGAGCGGCGCGGCAAAGGCTATGGATGCAAGGTGTAGCTTTGATAAACAAAGGCGTCGAACAGCAGCGACGTGCGACGCAATGGCAAAGAATAGAAACGATAGGCTAAGGCATTGAGTAGCTAGGAGCAGAAAAGCAAAGGCAAGGCGATTCACCGACAAGCAACGGCAACGCATGGTATCGTCATGACTCGCAATGGCAAAAATGAAAGGAGATAAAGTGAAAGCACTGATTGAAGTCGCCCTGATGTGGGGCATGGCACTGGCAGTGGTTTTGGCGGTATTTCTGCTGAACTTCTGGATTGTGCATCACATCGGTATTCTGGTAGGTGCATCAGCTGCCCGTGGAATCATCGCGGCGTCTGTGGCGATGGCTACGGCGTGGATACTGAGTTTTGGGGGTAATAAGAGTGAAAAGCCTGAAAGCTAATGTCCTTTGCGCGATTGGAATCGCGTTAGCAATCTTTTCGGTAGGATGTGGCGATGCAATCCAGAAAAGTCAGAGCACAGTAGCAATGTTTGGATATGTTTTCCTTTCGTGTAGCTTCCTTGCCGCAGCACTTGTCTTGTGTGCCATTGGGGTCAGCTCTGAAAATGAACGTATCGAACGGGAAAATCGCAAAGTAAAACACATTCCCCACCACACAAACGAGTGGAGGGATGCACGATGAAATGCCCGATGTGCGGCAGTGACAACATCACAACGGTTGATAGCCGGTCTGACCATGACAGCATCACTCGACGCAAGAAGTGCCTTGTATGTAACTACCGGTGGTCTACCATCGAAATCGACAAAGACCAGTGGCACAGTGCGTTGCAAATCAAAGAAGAACGTAAGAGAGGGAGACCCAAAGATGATTAACCTTGACAGATTCGGTGGCGTGACCGAGCCGGAGGACGGTGTGTACTTTATGACCAACGAGCAGATGGCAGAAGCAAAAGAAGCTGACCGGCTGGCTGAGATTAAGGACTTGCAGTCTGAAATTGACGACAGGGAAGCGGAGTTGAAAGACCTCCGTGCACAGTTGGCAGAACTGATGGCTGGTTGATTTTTGTATAGCCGTATTAAGCCAAAGTAAGAACAATGATGCCTAATGAAGCCGAAGAAAGGAAAGAAAAATGGCAGTATTAGTAATGGTCTACGGTCACTCCGGCAGCGGTAAGTCCGCTTCGCTTCGGAACTTTGACCCTGAACAGGTTGCGGTTATCAACGTGCTTGGAAAGCCGCTGCCGTTCCGTAGCAACATGAAAACCTATATCACCAACGACTACGGCAAGATTGACGCAGCAATCCACAGCACCAAGCGTAAGTCCATCGTCATTGACGATGCCACCTATCTTATGACTGGCGAGTTCATGCGGAACGCAAAGGTCGCTGGATACCAGAAGTTTACCGACATGGCAGCCAACTTCAACGCTCTGCTGATGCGGGCAAAGGAACTGCCGGACGATGTGGTGGTCTACTTTTTCGGTCACAGCGAGCGTGACGGAGACGGCGGCGAGAAGTTTAAGACCATCGGCAAGCTTCTGGACGAGAAGGTCTGCGTGGAAGGGTATTTCACCATCGTTCTGAAAACCGTTGTGCAAGATGGGCGATACCTGTTCAGCACTCGCAATGATGGGATGGACACCGTAAAAACCCCTCTTGAGATGTTCAACGACGCACTGATCGAGAACGACCTCGCTGCCGTAGACAAGACCATCCGCGAGTATTACAACATCCCGGTTCAGCCGGATAACAAAGGAGAGTAACAGATGAAGAACATCAACTGGAATGACGTACAGGAAGCCACCGAACGCCGTGACCTGCCTGTTGGCGGCTATGTTGCCGGTATCTGCAAGGCAACGGACGAACCCGCAAAGGAGCGTCTGAACATCGAGTGGGAAGTCGCAGAGGGCGAGTTCAAGGGTTACTGGCGTGAGCAGACCGCTTCCCTTGTCGAGCGTGGCAAGCTGAATCCGGGCGAATGGGCATGGGGCGGCAAGACCATCAAAAGCTACAAGGAAAAGGCGCTACCGTTCTTCAAGGGCTTCATCACTGCTGTGGAGCAGTCCAATCCCGGCTACAAGTTCAACAACGATGAAAAGGCCCTGCGTGGCAAGCTGGTCGGCGTGGTTCTCCGTGAGGAAGAGTACATGGGCAACGATGGCAACATCAAGACGAAGCTGGTCGTTGACCGCTTCACCAGCGTTGACAAGATTCGTTCCGGCGATTATGAGGTCAGACCGAAGAAAACGCTGTCTGTCGGGTCTGGCTCAGGCTACTCGCAAGGCGGGAATGATGACTTTTCTGTGATTGAGGGCAACACGGATGACATGCCGTTCTGACCTGTGAAGCATTGGTGCCTACCTTATATAAGAGCTGTGCTATCCGGCTGAACGGGCGTTTGGAAAGATGAAAGTTTTAGTCGCTTGTGAGGAATCACAGGAAGTTTGCAAAGCATTTCGAGCAAAAGGACACGAAGCCTACTCTTGCGATATTCAAGAGCCGTCCGGTGGGCATCCCGAATGGCACATCCTCGGGGATGCGCTCAAGGCTGTTAAGGGGGGGCAAGTCGTGACGATGGACGGCGTAACGCATGACGTTGGAAAGTGGGATTTGCTCATTGCACACCCGCCCTGCACTTATCTTTCCAACGCGGCGACAAGAGCATACAGTTTGCGCGTCACGCCGGCTGAAAAAGTTGTAGCACGATGGGCAAAGCGCGTAGAAGCCGCAATTTTCTTTATGCAATTCATGTTGGCGGACGTGCCACACATTGCGGTGGAAAATCCGGTAGGAATCATGAACACGGCGTACAGAAAAGCCGACCAGATCATACACCCGTACTTTTTTGCAGAGAGCGAAGCTGACGAGGAAAACTATCACACAAAGCGCACTTGCCTCTGGCTGAAAAATCTCCCTCTTCTCAAGAAAAAGAACGACTTGCCAAGACCAAAGCCAAGATATTTTTGCCAAGGGGAGAAGTGCAAAGGAAAGCCAATTGCATGGTGTGAGGGTATTCGTGGCGTTACAAACGGTCAAGAAGGGCGAGCAAAAGTAAGAAGCAAGACTGCTCCAGGTATTGCAAAGGCAATGTCCGAACAATGGGGTTGATAGAATGATTACCTGTTGTCTCAACTGCCCATCACGCCGCCAAGCTTGCCACGACACTTGCGAGAAGTACAAGACAGAGAAAAAAGACTTCGAGGAACGCAAAGCGTTCGTGTATGAGCTGAACCACAGCCAGAGCGTGTACCACCGTGATTATGAGGACAAACACCGGGAAAAAGGCAAGAAACGGTTTCTCGGAAGTGAATTTAGAGGTGAACGAGGATGAACGAATGGAGAGAAACGGCAAAGAACCCTCCGACAAAGGAAGATGCGAACCAAGACGGATTGTTTGTGCTTTCTGTGTATTTCTCTGAAAGCATGAATAAGTGGCGAATCTTACAGCAATATTGGGAGCTGGTCAAATCGCTTCCTGATGAGTACCCGTTTTGGATGCCAATGCCTGAGTTACCTGAAATGTTAGACCGAATCAACAAAGGACTTCACACATGAACACCGGCAAGCAGTTTGAAGCAGACTTCAAAGCATCCGTCCCATCCGATGCGTGGTGCTACCGCCTGAAAGACAGTGCTGCAGCCTACTACGGCGGCAACGAGAACCTGTCCTTTTCCATCGACAACATCTGCGACTTCCTTGTTTACCGATACCCGATGAACCACCTGTTTGAGCTGAAAACTATTGAAACGCCCTCTATCCCTCTTGAAAAGGTGTTCGGCAAGTACGACAAGGCAAAGTGCAAATACCGCAAGGAAAAGCATATCACTGACATGGTGGATGCGATGGGGTACAGCGGTCAGACCGCCCATGTGATAGTCAATTACAGGGCGGTCAACCGCACCTTTGCAATCCCTGCCAGCAAGGTTCTGGCGTTCCGTTACAACGAGAGCCGGAAAAGCATCCATTGGCAGTGGGCAGAGCAAGAGGGGATAGAGGTCAAAGCAAAAAGGCTACGTGTCCATTGGCGGTATGACGTTGATGGGCTGTTAAAGAGATTGGAGAAAGAGAATGAGCAGAGTTTTCAAATGTGACCGTTGCGGCGAAATTTTCAAAGAAAACGATGGTGCAGAGAGAATGGTTGAGGATGCAGAGGAAGAATGGGATGAGGTTGAGGAAAGAATGCGAAAACCTTATATCAATCCAAATGCTGTTAGCAACCATATACAAACAATCCACATGAGCAACTGTGGGACTGTGGACTGGCGCAACAACGACTATGACCTTTGCCCCTCTTGCATGGCAAAACTGAACGACTGGCTGAAAGGAGAACAGAAGTGAGTAGAAAAGTTTCAGACATCCTTCCCAAGACGGAAATCTTAGCACAGTTGGCAGAAGAAGCATCTGAGTTGGCACAGGCTGCGTTGAAGCTACGCCGTGCGCTGGATGGCACAAACCCGACACCGAAGAGCGTTGCAGAGTGCGAAGCAAATCTGATGGAAGAATTTGCAGACATAAATAACGCAACCGATGCTTTATGCGATGTTTGGTTTGGGAACGATTTCAAATCTGAACATGAGTTCTGGAATGCCGTGCAAGAAATTGCGGATAACAAATATTTTCGTTGGCTCTCTCGCCTTAAAGAAAAGGAGAATAAAAATGGCTGAATATCATGTTGGATGTGGGATGTTTGGCATTTACGCAGGAACTGTAAAAGCAAACGGAAAAGAGTGGAAAGATAAAACTCGTGTTACGGATGAAGCAGTAGAAGCGGTTCGAGACTGGCTTGTTTCTAAGGCAGAAGAAGAAAAACAAGGCTTTTATGGTTACGCTTGGGATACCAAAGACGGAAAGACTGTGATCTTGAAAGTGACGATTAAAAACAAGGAGCAGTCTAATGAATAAGCATGGAAATTGCCCCTTGAATGGCAAACAGGCAATGTCAGCCAACCTCCGCAAAATCGCACGGCAGAACCAGTTGTACGGCTTCCGCATAGCTCTGGATGGCATCGCCGCCACATGGGGCGCACTGATTCAGAACCTTCGGTGCGATGCAGACCTGACCGATGAGCAGGTACAAAAGCTTATCCGCATTGGTGACAGGTATTGGGAGATGGTCGGCAAGTTCAAAGAAGAGGACATGACCCCTGACGAGTTTGCAGATTACATCACCGCAAAGTCAGAACAGGTCGAAAAAGAGCTGAGGGAAAGGTGGAGCTGATGGATAAGGAACAGCTTGCCATCGCACGGTTGCAGGACGCTGCACGGCTATCCGAGCATCGGTACAAGAAACCGCTCATGGTCACATACTCTGGCGGTAAGGATTCACAGGTGCTTGTGGCTCTGGCTGAACGTGCAGGAATCAACTTTGAGGTGGTCAACAGCCATACCACAGCAGATGCGCCAGAGACGGTCTATTTCATCCGTGAGCAGTTCAAGGCTATGGAAGAACACGGAATCAAATGTTCCATCGTCATGCCACGATACAAGGACAAACCTGTGTCCATGTGGACACTGATTCCACAAAAGCTGATGCCACCTACAAGACTTGTACGGTATTGCTGTGCCGTTCTCAAAGAAAATACTGGCCGCGATAGATTTATCGCTACCGGCGTTCGCTGGGCTGAATCAACAAACAGAAAGAAAAACCGTGGAACGATGGAATTTAGCCATCGTGACAAGGAAAAGCGCATCATCCTTATGGGAGACAATGATGAAAAAAGGCAGCTTTTTGAAACGTGCAGCATCAAGGGCAAGATGACTGTCAATCCTATTGTGGACTGGTCTGACGATGATGTGTGGGACTACACACACAGCGAGCACCTGCCTGTTAATCCGCTGTATTGCGAAGGGCAGAAGCGTGTTGGCTGCATCGGATGTCCTATGGCCGGTAGGGGGGCAGACAGCGTGAGTTCATGCGCTGGCCTGCCTACGAAAAAATGTACATCTCGGCGTTTGAACGAATGCTTGATGTCAGAAAATCAAAAGATTTACCGTGCGACTGGCAGACCGGCATGGACGTTTTTCGCTGGTGGATGGAAGATGACAACATCAGCGGTCAGTTGAGCATGGACGATTTGATGGAGGATAACAATGTTTGAATTTGTAACTCGCTGGCTGGTCTGCCTAGTCCTGCTGGCGGTGGTGGTTCAGTCTGAACGGACAATCAAAGACGCGGCAGACAACCTGTTTGAAGAACATCAGGCAATGCTCGTTTGGCTGTTCGTCAACGTGTGTCTGGCCGTTTGTACGGCTGTTGTGATGGGGTGGAAATGATGATTCAGGATATCAACATGGTAGGGCGCGAAAGACTGGCTTTTCTGTATGGTCTTTATAGCGGCTGTGCGAAATCAGAAACTGAGCTTAATATCAAAGGCATTTATCAGGAAATGGCTTCCGAGTTAGCTTGGTGTTTGGGATTCAACGAGAACTACAGCAAATGTTATGAGATGAACGGAGAATAACCAATGGACAACGAACTTTACTGCCCGATGAAGATGACCAGCAACCCGCTTGGTCGGTGCGTCTGCGAAAAAGAGAAGTGCGCTTGGTGGCGACAGTTGGACAACTGCTGTTCCATCTGGCAGATTGCATGGAAGTTGGACGGCATCGAAACAAAGATGAAGAGGTGAACGAGGATGAGACTTGTTGACACAGAGGATGTTATTGGTGCATTGGGGAACATGGGAGAAGAAATCGACCTAAAAGAAGCCGAAGAATGGGTTGATACGGTTCCAACCGCTATGCAGTTGTGGACAAGTGTAAAAGATGCACAACCTATTGAAAATGGGGTTTATTTTGTTGTCTACGATTTTTGGTATTGGAGAAACTGCATTAGAACAATGCAGTTCAAAGATGGGAAATGGGTCGATGATGAATACCCGGTCAAGTTTTGGATGCCAATTCCTAGAATTCCAAAAGAGGATGAATAATGAACGAACTTAACGAAAAGTACGAAATTATTTACACAGACCCACCGTGGCCGCAGAAAAAAGGAAACGTCAGAAAATGCAGACCGAATCAAGGAAAAGAACTTGATTACAAAACTCTTTCGCTTGATGATTGCTTTTCCATTCAAGACGTTTTCTTTGAAAATACAGCAGACCGCCATAATGTGTTTATGTGGTGCATTGACAAGTTCTTGATGGAAGCGGAATGGCAAATGGCAAAGCGTGGCTACAAACTCCATGCGAGAATGGTTTGGGATAAAGAAAACGGCGTTGCTCCTGCTTTTACGGTTCGGTTCTCGCACGAATATCTCTTGTGGTTCTACAAGCCCGGAAAAATGCTGATGCCAAGAAAAGAAACGAGAGGTAAATACACAACGATACTTCGAGAGCCCGCTACATACCATAGTCATAAACCGCAATGCGCCTATAAAATGTTAGAGGATATGTTTCCGACAGCTAAAAAGATTGAACTGTTTGCAAGAAATCATCGTGATGGATGGGACGCTTTCGGAAATCAAATTGAGGAGGTCTGATACATGTCAACACCCCCGAAGCGTGGTCGTGGCAGACCGCCGCTGACCGAAGCTGAAAAGAAAAAGCGTGAGAAGCGGGCGCAAAAGGCGAAAGAAGAAGCCGCTGCGAAGCGTGAGAAAGAGCGTGAGAAGAAGAAACAGCAGATGCTTAATAAGCGGAAATCTATCCGCTCACAGGTGAGTAAAAAGGTGAAAGAACAACAGGAGTTAGCAATCACGAGGTCTAAGATGCTGAATACAGGCGATTTGCAGTCGAGAATCGGTGGCGAAGAGGATAAGAAGGTCATCGGCATGATTGCAGCCAAGTATTTTGGCGACCTTCCGAGTGTGGACATGAACAACCCGATTGAAGTGCAGCAGCGCCTTGATTTCTTCTTTGACGCTTGCATCGAAGCCAGAATCTCCCCTGTGGTGGAATGGATTGCACTGGTGCTTGGCATCGAATGGATGAGCCTGAAGCAGATTATGGCGGGCAAACGCCGTGACGACAGCTTGCAGCAGAAGTACATCTTGAAGCTGATTCTGCAAATGCAGTCCATGTGGGCGTACAACGGTATGTACGGTCAAGAGAACCCGGCAGAGTGGATTTTCCGAGCCAAGAACTACTTTGGTATGCGTGACAACGTGGAAGTCACCGTTGCGCCGCCTGAACAGCCGTTGGGCGATGCCCAGAGCGCAGAACAGTTGGCTCAGAAGTATCAGACGGCTTTGCCGAAAGGAATTGACGTGGAGTACAAAGAGGTGGCAGAAGAGGTGGTCGAGAATGACTAACGGCGATTTTATTCGCTCCATGACGGACGAGGACATTACAGAAAACTTTACGCGTGGCATCTGCGAGCTTATCAAACATCGTGACCCGGAACGTTGCCAGAACCGTGAGCATTGCTTTCATTGCGTTAAGGACTGGCTGAAAGAGAAGAACAAAATTATGGTGAGGGCTGACCAATGGGAACTTTGATTGACTTCTCCGACCCATGCTTACACACGTTCCTGCCTGTACTCTTGCAAGACCACACGACAGGCAAGAACATCATCTGGGCGACAGACCTACCGCCTGAACTGGGCGTTGGCTTTGCAGATGAGATCACGCTGGAACAGTTGGACAAAGTTCAACTTGTCCCTCGTGTGCAGAAACGGCTGGCAGACCAGAAGAAGCGAACCAGCAAGAAAGCAGAGGTATTTACGCCGACTTGGGTTTGCAAGAAGATGACAGACGTTGCCGAAAACGACCTGAAGGGCGAAGACTGGAAGGAGTACATCAACAAGACTTGTCTTGAAGTCACCTGTGGAGAAGCGCCGTTCCTGACAAGTCGATATGATACCACAACAGGGCAGATGATTGCCGTGCAGGACAGAATTGGTCTACTGGATAGAAAGCTGAATGTTCTGGCAGAGCAGTTCCATGACTACGATATGTGGATGTGCTGGGCAATCAATGCCTACGCATCGACATACGGCTATGAGTGGCAGGGAGACAATCTCTTGCTGGCAAGGTGCAACCTGTTCCTGACACTGATCGAAAATTTTAGGTATCGGTTTGATGCTGAAATGTTGAAAATCAGCTGTATGCCCATTTTTCTTGATTGCATCGCAGACACCATCTCATGGAACGTCTGGCAGATGGATGGGCTGAAAAAGACCGTGCCCGGCACGGAAATTCCGTGCAAAATCAAAGACTGGAAAGCCAACAAAGAAATCCTATTTAAGGATGTTGGGGAGGAAAAATAAAATGAGCAGTTCCGTAGAATATGCAAAATCAGAACTTGCACGTATTACGAAAGACGGAGACGGGTTGCAGGATGCAATCAACAAGAACGTCCTTGACATTGTTGAACTTTTTGCAAGTCAAGGACACGGTGAAATCTCTGCTGGATACGTAATGTCCGTTCTTGAACGTCTTTTACGGTTCAAGCCACTCACGCCGCTGACGGGCGAAGATGATGAATGGACAGAAGTGTCGGACAAAATGGGACAAGGATGCTTCCAAAACAAACGATGCTCAAGCGTGTTCAAGACCACTGATGCACAAGGTAACACGATTGAAGTATATGACATTGACGCAATCGCTTATTCTGACAACGGTGGTTTTACGTGGTTTGCAAGTAGCCGCTTTCGCAAAAACGTGACGTTTCCCTATGAGCCGCCTACGCACCCGGAAAAAATCTATATCGAATACACGGAAGATGTTCCGCTTGGCTGGTCTGGAGACAAGTATGAGATTATCACTGACGATAAGGAGCGTATCGAAGCATTGAGGGCTAAGATGCAGAAGAAATTTGGCAAAAGGAGCAACTAATGCAAACTGATAGAGGAATCTACCACAAGCGAGTGTGTGACCGCTGCGGAGCAGTTCTGGGCGGTAGAATGATGAACCCTGACGAATACTTCAAGGACTGGGCGTGGCGCAGGGACACAGGCGACCTGTGCCCGGAGTGCTATGCGGAGTATAAGCGAGTGATCGGGCGGTTCAACAGGGGAAAGAGAGGGCAGAGAAGATGAAAGATTACAGAATCTACCGATGCAAGCGGTGCGGTGAAGAAATCATTGCAAAAGACATTGAAATACTTAAAACTGGACAACTTAAGCGTGTTTTGTCAGCAGAAAGCATTACGCTGTTTGCGTTTGAAAGCTTTTGGATTCACCACTGCCAGAATAACAGCATTGGCGTTTGTGAGCTAATAGGATGGGAAGCGGAAGAATGAAAAGATGTTCAGTTTGGCGTTGCAAACAATGCGGCATGGTTATCTACAACACCGAAGATGCGAAAATTCCTGACAATGCGTTTGACGAACTTTTTAGCTTTGAAACCGTTTGCAATAACTTAAAAGGGTTTAATTTGCCGAGCGTAAAATACACGCATAAATGCGACCCGCAGACAATCGGTTTGTGTGAGTTTATCGGTTGGAGGAAGCAAGAATGATTTACTGTACCACCGAACATTGCTCTTGCATGGGCATCAAGCAGTTCTCCGCCGGCAAGGCTATCCGATGCACAGCAGAATCCTGCAAGAACAAATCTGAGCCGTCCTGTGGCTCTTGCAAATGGTACGCAAAGCCGAAGGGCGTGTGCGTGAACGACCAGTCAGAACACGTTGCAGACTTCTTGTGGGACGAACGTGGATGCAAGGAATGGGAGAAGAAAGATGAGCGAAAGTAATGTAATCACGCTGGGCAATGGCATTCTACTGGACAGCAAAGGGAAACTTTTATGCCAAACTGTGGACAAGTCCTGCTCAAACTGTAAATGGCACGATGGCTTCTCTTGGGTCTGCTACAACGGTCTGTCAGAGCGCAGAGCTGATTTTACAGACCCGGAAGATGTGTGCAAAGAATGGGAGAAAAGAGAAAATGAGCTATGATATTTCACTGTGCGACCCAGTAACGCACAAACCGCTCAAAGCAGATAGTACGCATTTTATCGCTGGTGGTATGCGCGCTATGGGCGGAACAAAAGAACTGTGGCTCAACGTCACCTATAATTACGGTCACTTCTATTATCAACCGGAAGTGTTTGGTGAGAACGGCATCCGCTCCATCTATGGCAAAACAGGCGCAGAGAGCATCCCAATGCTGGAAAAGGCGATTGCCGCACTGGGTGATGATGTAGACGATAGTGACTACTGGCACGCCACAGAAGGCAATGCAAAGCGTGCGCTGTACGGACTGCTGGCGTTTGCAAAGATGCGACCTGACGGCGTGTGGGATGGAGATTGAAGGGAGGAAGGGCAATGAAAGTGGACTGTCCGTGGTGCAAAGTCGAAATGCTAAGAGTAGATGACCTCGTTTACAAGTGTTTTTACGATTTTACAAACCTTAAGGCGACCTGTTCTGGATGGAGATGCCCAAAATGCGGGAAAGAAATGTTTGACCGAAAATCGCTATTAAATGCAAATCTAACAATAGACGAAGAAAAGGAAGAAGAAAATGGACACTCGACCGATTGATGCCAATGCACTACGGAAGCGCATTGAAGAATGGATGCAGGAATTAGAGCAAGAGTTTACTGTCGAGTACGCTTACATGGGCTATGCGCTAGACGATGTGCTTGACTACATCGACACTGCGCCAACAATCGAGGTGAAAGGCAATGGCTAATTATCCAGAATACCTTGAACGAAACGCACTTATTGAAAGAATCGAGAAAGCATATTGCGATGGCTGCGAGAACTACAATGGAGTTAGATGCCGTGCTTGCGGTATTGGCGATGCCATTGACGTTGTGGAAGATGCTCCAACAGCCTTAGTGCGTACCGCTGAATGGATTGTACAGGACGATACGTTCACAAGATTCGAGTGTAGCAGATGCCACACAAAAAATCATCATACACGTTGGAACTACTGCCCAAACTGTGGTTCTTTGATGGAGAATAGACTATGAGCAGCACCCTCTGGCATCCAGCAAGCGAACCGCCACGAGAGCGGACACAGCCTTTGTTGCTTGCAACCAAGACAACGTGGCGTGATAAAGATGGAAAAATGTTGCAAGGATTCTCGCCGGCAGCGTACTTTCTAGGCTGTTACGCAGACGGTCAGTTCTGGGACGGGATAGGCGAGAGACTGCCGAAAGATGTGACGGTGACGCATTGGATGGCGTTTCCGATGGTGTAGGAGGGCTTATGGAAAACAATATCGTTATTACGCAAGATATGGTTGACGCATTCACAGCAAAAATGCAGGAAGCATACAAAAAGCACGGTGATGATGAAGAAATCGTTCACAGCATGATGGACGGCATTATGTGTGAAACCTTAGAAAAGCTGGGATTTGCAGAAGGTGTGGAAATCTTTAACGAAGCACCGAAATGGTATGCGCAAGGAGCGGTAAGCATGACGAACAAGAAGTTTGGCATCATCATTATGGACTTGAGCTTTTTTGATTTCGGGCCGAAACCGCCTTGTGGGTATATCAAGGCGAAGCATATTCGCCCGGCATACGGCAAAGGCACAAGACCTGTCAAGGCACATAAACGAATCACGAGAACGAGAGAGGGATTTAGAAAATGACAGAACTCAAGAGATGTCCGTTCTGCGGTGCGGAACCACCGACTGTAAAAGTGATTCATCCACTTAATGCTGACATGGCTAGTTGGGTAGTCTGCGGAAAATGCGGGGTGAACACTTCTGCAACATTTTGCAAGGAAAAAGCCATCGAAGCGTGGAACAAACGCTACAAAGAGGATTGAACATGGACAAAAAACGAGACAGCTTTACGTTCCAACGATACTACTTTGAAGCCATCTCCACACTCAAAAACAAAGAGAAGTTGGAACTCTACGATGCAATCTGTGCATACGTTTTTGAAGAAAAAGGCGCAACTTTGAACTCAAAAAAAGCAGAATCTTGTTTCATTTTGATTAAGCATTTGCTCGATGCAGAGTGGAAAAGAAGCGATATTGCGTCAAAAGGATGGTCTACACGAAAGTCAGCTCATCCTCATGTCATAAATGAGATGAAGGTCAGCTCATATATGAGTTCAAAGTCAGATGACGATGAACGCATTGTATCAACTGACAGTCAGACGAGCGTCAAGGCCTTACCGGAGAGTGCAGTCAAGAAGAAACCTGATATCTTCTCCGACTTTGCTCATGGCGATAAAGCCCTGTTGGAATCCCTGCGAGAGTTCGCACAGATGCGTACAAGAATCAAGAAGCCTATGACAGACCGGGCAAAACAGATGCTCTGCAACAAGCTGGAAAAGTTTGATCGGCATGACTGGAAAGCCATTCTCAACCAGAGCATCTATGCTGGATGGCAGGACATTTACGCATTGAAACAGGATGACCAGTACGAGCAAAGTACGGAGATGGAGTTTCCTAGACTATGACAATGGACGTTCAAACGGTATTTATCGGTGCGCTGATGCTCTGCAAGCCGGGCGTTGTGGATGAAATCATACCAGACCTTGAACTTGACTTGTTCAGACCTGAACTGAGAGACGCTTTTGCGGCTGTTCAGGGCTATTGGACGGCTAGGGGCAAGATAGATATAGTCGAGATAAACACGCAGCATCCAGACGTAGCGCAGACGCTCTTGGCGTGTGTACAAACCTGTGAATCAGAGTGTGTACGAATTGACAGGGAACAAATGCAGCGTTGGGCACAGCTTATCAGAGAACAAGCTGCACTCACTCGTGTGCAAGGTCTGGCATTTCAGATGACCAGCAAGCTTACCGACTATTCTGATCTATCAGACATTTACCAGCAGATGGGCGAAGCGATGAGCCTGAAAGCTGAGGAAGAAGATGCGTGGACATACGAGGATGTGCTGAACGACTATGTGCTTCACCTGGACGAGAAGCCTGTGTATATCAAGACGGGCCTAGAGCGTCTGGATGAAGCGTTGCACATCTCACCGGGTGATTTCATTATTATCGGCGGTAGACCGTCTGCGGGCAAGACAGCCCTGTCCTTGCAAATAGCAGCAAGCATGGCAAAGCAAAACTACACCGTGTACTATTTCAGCCTAGAAACCAGCAAACGCAAGCTGGGCGCACGTCTGATGGCTAATCAAATATACTGCCCTCTGGACACGGTGAAAAATAAGGCGGTCAGCTTGAATGAGATTGACGGACAGGCAAAAAACATGAAGATGCCCTTGTATATCCGCTCCGCTGCCGGAAAGAACGTGGCGTGGATGAAGGCTCAGGCGCTCCGTAAAAAGGCTCAGGTCATCTTCGTAGACTATCTCCAGCTTATCCACGAAACAGGCGCAAAGGACAGATATGCCGCCATTACAGCCATATCCATTGCCTTACACGAACTGGCACAGACCACAGGCATAGTCGTGGTGGCTCTGGCGCAGTTAAATCGAAACCCATCTAAGCCCGGAGCAACGCCTACTAACTCCGACTTGCGAGAAAGCGGACAGATTGAACAGGACGCTGATGCAATCATTCTTCTGTCCGGCGATAACCCCGACAAATACCTGTTCCGGCTGAGCAAGAACAAGGAAGGTGGGATAGGCGACCTTCCGATTACGTTTAACAAGCAGATTCAACGGTTCCAAGAGTATACTTGGATGGATTGAGCACATGGGCTGTCAGTAATGGTAGCCTTTTGCATATACGCACACAGAAGCCCTACAAACGCTTTTAGCGTCAGACGGCAAACTTATCGGTCAAATACAGAAAGCGGCTCTGGCACGGCTCTACGTGGCTGTGAGAGCATTGTAGAAGTATACGACTATTGCAGGAGAAGAAAATGGAATACATGACAGCCGATACAAAGGTCAATGGGTACATGGTCTACCCTCGATTCCTCTCGACTATTGGCGTTAGCCCAACGGAGAAAATTGTTTACATTTACCTGTTCAATCGTGCAAGGTCGTCACAGAGGGCAAGCAAAAGCGGAAAATTTGCTGACCAACTAGGGCGAGTATACATCGTGTATCCCATCAAAGACCTTGCTGCCGATACTGGGTTCACGGAACGATGGGTCAAGAAGTCTCTGAAAGAACTGGAAGAAGCCGGGTTGATCGAGCGCAAGCGTGAAGGGAAGAACAAGCCCGATAAGATATACGTCAAAGTGCCGGAAGAATCGTCAAAGAGCGAAAAGGGAGGTGAACAATCATTCACCTCTGAGGGGAACGATGCTTCACCTGTGAGGGGAACAATCATTCACCTCCTTAATATAGAAGAAAAGAAAAGAAAAAAAGTTATTAAGAAAGCGGGCGACCCGCCCGATGGGAACGCCAGCACGCCGGACTTCGAGGATGTGAGCGAGTATTTTTTGGATGCTGGATGTGAGAATAGGCTTGCCAGCAGGTTTATGAACTACTATGAGGGAACAGGCTGGATGACCAAAACTGGAAAGCCTATAACAAACTGGAAGGCCTTTGCTGATATGTGGATTGACAAGGAACAGGAGAAGCAGCAGTACAGTGAGCCAGAGTTCAATCGCCTGTAAAGGTTCTTTCCCCCTACAACCCTCTATCTCCAGAACTACACCGTTAGCCAGCAGAGCAGACCGCAGGCGAGAACTGGCGTGATGTTCGGGCTGGTGGATGGTCTACGACTATTCCAAATGGAGAATTGGCTTCATTTTGCAGTCGGTTGAATATGTAGAAATGTTGCATTAATTATTCATAGCATAATATTATGGATTGAATGAAATACCATAGTGCTATACTGGGAATTAAATCGAGCAGGAACGGACAGAATTGGATGGTACGACTATTACAGCAGAATAATCCCTAGATAGTTACTAGGATATATAAGCATATATTATAATAAGTACGGTTGGCATACGAATTTGGTATGACTAGAGGAGGAATATATTATGCGAAATTGAGATGGAAGGTGATTTTTGGAGTGGTCGGATGGCTTAGCGACTATCGCACCTCTCTTTCTCTAAAAGGCAAACGACTATTTCACACAAAAAATACACGACTATTTAACGATGATTCGCAAGGAAACGCTACGACTATTACTCTGCGACTATCAGCGTACAGTAAGTTACTATACTATATATAGGACTTTCAAAAGCTAGTCATCTGACGACTTTACGACTATTCCAGAAGCTATTACGACTATTCCATCCGGGACGCTGCGACTATTGTTGACCTTTATTGGCTATCGGGCGAAAGCCCGAAAAGAGATACGGCGGTAGCCGTCAATGGTTCCGCGCCGCCGTTCCAGGAAGAAAGCACAATGCCAGGCTAATGCCAGGCTAACCCGGTGCCAGGCTAATGTCAGGTGTGGAAAGCATCGAGACCCCGCCTGGCTGACCCTGTACAGGTGGAGGCGCTGACCCCTCAGCAGTTGCGCCGGGTCTGTACTGCTGACCCCGCCGGGCTTGCGTGGCCGCTGCATCCTTATATACCTTATTATAATAGGGCGGCTGTGCTGGGCTGTACAGCGTCCGGGCGTGACGCTGGTATCTGGTATGTGCTGGAGGTGTTGCGGCGCTGTGATACGCTCCAACGTGGCGCAGGTGGTATTATAGCCGCTTGTATCGGTTTGTTATTTGCGGCGGTAAAATGCGGCAAATAGCAGGAAAAGCCCCTGCAAAGCGCTGTGTGCCGTTTTGCGGCGTTGGCGGTATAACTGCATGGATGATATAAAAGGCGCTGTAAACGCTTGTATGCGGCTGTATTGCAGTAGGGCAAAAGAAAAGCCCCGCCAGCGTGGGCGGGGTGGATATTATTTATTTTTTTCTTCAAGGTTTGCAAGGGCGGCGCAAAGCTCTTGCGTTTCCTCTTCTGTCGAGTCGTATTCTGTGCGGAGCTGGTCAGCGTCTGCGCTTCTCCACCCTCCATCATACAGGGCGGCGGCACTGCTAGAAATATCTTTTAACATTGCTTTCCTCTTTTCCGGGCTTCTGCCCTTTTTTATAGTATAGCATATCGCAAGCTCCATTAACAGGACTTGCAAGAAATATTTTTGTTCTTTCGGGCTGGGGCGGGGTTGCTTTACGGTGCAGCCCCGCTAAAGTATCCGAGTGGGTTAGCGCTGTTTGCGCCAAATATTATAGTTGGATGCGGTCATGATCATATAGCCGCCGTCAACCTTGACGACGACGCAGTCACCGGGGCAAGCCTTGCGTGCATAGTATCGGGTGGTATACAGTCCGGTGATGGGGTCAATGCCCTTAATGGTGGTAGCAGTCATTATATAGCCCTCCTCATTTGCTCGCCTTAAACAAGGCGCTAAAAAACCAAAAAACGAACAGGATGCCGGAAAATATCACTTGTCGCACCCCCCCATCAGACCACGCTAAACCGCTTGCAAACGGTCTTTTTGCTGCACTCTGCATAAATATCCGGGTGCGCTGCCTGCAAAAGCTTGCTATCAAGTCGGACGCTTTGCACGTCTTTATAAATGGCCTTTGCGGTGCCCTGCACCATTTCGGGCGCACCGTGCATCATGTCAATAATTTCAGCCTTTACAGCGTCATTCATTGCTTCAAGCTCTTCAATGAGCCGCTTGTTTTCGCGGTATGCGTTCACCTTTTCTTCAAACGTGGTCATTTTTTTTTAGCCCTCCATCAAACGAAAAACCTTGAATTTTTAAAAGTTACGTGTGCTTTGTCCGGGATTTTCCCGGACGATATGGCATTGACCAGGCTGTCAGTATATTTGTATACAATTGTTCGCCCTGGCTCGTCATCCAAAACGAAAACCGACCGATCCAAGGCTGGTGCCTGGCTGATTGATTGACCAGGCAAAAAGCGCCTAACATTTACATAAATGTATTTTCCATCAATCCAGGGAAACGCCTGGACAAGGCAGCCGGAAAACCAACCGTTTATCTCCATTTTGTGTGCCTCCCTTATTAGCTGTTGAGAAATGCAATCATAACGAGCGCGCCGGAGATCATGCCGCCCACATACCAGAGGGCGGCCCACTGGGAAAAATCAAGTGCAATCATACTTTGCACACCTCCCGAACAAATTCCATCTGCAAGCTGTGCAGATGCGCCGCCAGCTCCTCAGCGTTCCACAAGTCCCGGCGCATTTCCCGCGCCCGCTTTTCGTAGCGGCTGACCGTCTCCCGATCGGGCTTGATGTTGCCAAAAGGCCGGTACCCGGTGCAGATCGCAACGCCCGAAGTGATAGAATAAATATCGGCGTTCCATCCGTACATACCAGCGGTATAGGCGGCGGGGTCGTCCATGCACAACATATTCTGTGCATCGCAATAGCTTACTTGAATAATGGTCGGATACTGGGATTTAATATCTCGCATGGTTCTTTTTGCTTTCATGGTTTTTGTCCTCCTGTTTTGTGGTGGTATTTGGTAGGTGTTACGCTTTCTTGCGTCTGATTATATTATACGCTTTCTTGCGTAAATGTCAATAGGTATTTACGCTTTTTTGCGTATTTATTTTTGAGGTTTTGGGCTGTCCGCTTTTGCTCAGTTTCGGACGCACTGCGCAAGCAGTCCAGCGTTTGGGCGTCGGTCTGCACTAACGCTTGTCCGCTCTGGTTTTTGGCATGGTCTGCCCTGCTGCCTGTCGTGTGCCGTCGTTCCGGGTGCGCTGGAGTGGGCAAGGGTGCACCGGCGGGGTATATAGCCGCCACCCAGCCCCGCCCGGTCAGTCCCGTTACCACCGAAAAAATAAAAAAGGCTCAAAAATAACCCCCACCCCCATTTCAAACTCTCAAAAATTTCCCGCAAAAACAAAAAGACCCCTACAAAGGGTCTGTGTTCTGTGCTATACTTGCCTTACAAGCCTTGAAAGGGAGGAATCTACAATGGCTAAAAGTAAAATGACAACGTGCAAGCACTGTGGCGCAGAGATTGCCGCAAGTGCAAAGGTCTGTCCTCAGTGTGGCGGTAAGAACAAGCCGCCCATCTACAAGCGCTGGTGGTTCATCGCCATCATTGTTTTGATTGTCTTGTCTGCTATTGGCGGCTCTAGTGATAGCGGCAAGGAGGGCTTTGAAGAGGGCTATAAGAACGCTACGTCTAACAAGGCAAGTGCATCCACCGCTTCTTCCGTTGCATCTGTTGTGCCTGAAATCAGCGAGGACGATTACAAGGCAGAGTGCCAGACTGTGGACTATAAGGAGCTGTGCCGTTATCCTGAAAAGTATGAAGGAACTAAAATTGTAGTCAAGGTAAAGGTTTCGCAGATTATTGATGCAAACTTTTCTGGCAGCGAAAAAGCATGGAGAACCTACACTGACAACAGCGGATACGGCTTCTATGCTGATGACGAGTATTATATGCTGGATAAGCGTGGTGGCGATGCTGTGAAGATTCTGGACGATGATATTATCAACGTATACGGTGAGTTCACCGGGCTTGAAAAAATCACCAGAGCATTGACCAGCACTACTGATGAACTGCCCTGCATCGAAGTCAAGTACGCAGACCTTGTGGATGAATAAAGAAGGGTCGTAAAGATGAAAAAGAAGATTGTTTCGGCTATCATTGTCGTAGCTTTGATTTTTACTATGCCTATCAGTGCAATTGCGGCAAAAAAACCTGATGAATGGTCTGGTCTTATTGAACTTGAGCAGACCAATGCAACGCAGTATGAACCGTTGGGCATTAAGAATCATGGGTCTTATGCGTGGCGTGATGGTAGCACGATTTATATTTCTTATGCTCTTGAAATCGAGAATACCAACAAAAATCTTGCGGTCTGGTTTCCCCATATTGAAATCGCAGTTGTTGCAGAGGATGGCTCTGTGATTAAAACAGACGATGAATATCTGGACTGGGTTGCGGAAGATGATTCCTACTGGTATGCCGGATACTTCACATACGAGTATGACGGTACTATCCCTGCCGGTATCGAAATGGCTGTTTCGGCTCAGGACTATAACTATCAGTCGAGCGCGGGAAAAGAAGTTTTAAGAGCCGGTGAACTGGCCGTTACTAATACTTCAAAGCGCGGCAGCGGCTATGAAACGAGATTCACCGGAAAAGTGACTAACAACAGCGCATACAAGACAAATGCAAAGGTCATCGTTCTGTATAAGATGAAAGATGAGAGTGGAAAAGAAGTTCCAGTGTGTGGAGATATTGATTATGTCTTAGACATCCAACCGGGAGAGACGAAGAACTTTGAAATCCACCCATATTCTGGGCTTTCCAATTATTCTTCGTGGGAAATCGTAGCAATTCAAATGTAATACAAAAAGCCAGCGGCTAGATGTTCTCTAACCACTGGCTTTTCTTATAGGTTGTTATACGCTTCTACGGATGCTTGCATAGAGCAAACGGAACGTCTCACGGCCTTTCGGCGTTACTCTGGTCTGTACGCCACCGTGCTTGTTCTTCTGGTTGCAGTATTCCTTGACAGCAAAGAGACCATCACCCTTGCCCGCTTTCGGCAGGATGCCCTTGTTCTTGTCACGGTAGATGTAACCGTCAGAAATGAGCATCTTGATGAACAGGCGTTCAGGGATGCGCAGTTCCTTTGCAGTCGAGCGGAAGTTGGTAGACACATTCCACGCCACGAGGTCGTCAAAGTAGTCCGCTTTGGGCTGCATTTCCTCGTTCTTCTCACAGAGCTGCTTGTTCTGCGTCTGCAATGCTGCGTTCTTTTCCTTTTCGGATTTCATGTTCTGAATCAGCCCGATCACGAAGTCCGGGTTGGCAATAGCCGTCTCCAACAGGTTGTCGGTCATGTACATTCCATGCTTGCGGATGGACGGCAAAACCTCGTGAGTGACCCAGTGCTTGAATTTCTTTAATTGCTCTTGTCTATTGGAAATATATTCCTCATTGACACCACGAGCTTTCTCTGGCTGCATTGCAAACAACGCAGAATAAAGCCCAGCTTCATTCACAACAGTCATGCTTTGTGTGCCGCCGGGGGTGTTGATTTGTGACACACCCTTTTCTTCATCATCTAATCTGGCGGCAACGCGTCGATAATTGGTTTCTCCAAATGCTACACATACATCTTTCAGCACAAACCACGGTTCGTTGTCAATAAGTGCGGCACGAATTTCGCCAAACTCGGCGTTGTTGAAGATTTTGATGTTCTCAGACAAAGAAAGTTGCATTAAAAAGCTCCTTTTCACTTGTGAGAGAAGCAATTTTCTGCTATAATAACGGCGAGAGAATGCTTCTCTCAGGGTTTACATGATACGTTCGCTGTGGTCGGCAAACTTTAGCGAGCGTATCATTTTTCGTTTTCATTGGTAGAATCCATCGGATGCAGCGTAAAGAACGCTTCACGGAACGCAGCAGAGATGGAGACCCGGTTCTTGATGCAGTATTCCTGCAAGCTCGCAAACTGCCGCTCCGTCACGCTGATGGTAACGGTGTGACCGTAACGCTCTGCGTAAGGACTACTCATAAATATTCACCCCCTTTCGTTTTGCTGTGCAATAAGTGTAACTGCAAAATATCTGAATGTCAATCAAAAATACACTAGATATTGTGTTCGCTAGTGTTGACATCAGATTTTGCAGTTCTTGGTGGCCGCTCCCGCTTCGTACCCTGCCCGGTAGTTCAGTTCGGACAGCTTACCCAGCGCTTCTGCGTACTCCATGTCCTCGCTGGTCGGTTCTTTGCCGTGTGAGAGGGTTTTCAGAAATTCTTCGGTTGTCGTGGGAAAGTTCATGTTTTTTGCTCCTTTCTATTGCAGAAGCGGTCTGCTTCTGCTATAATATTTGACAGAAACAGAGACTGCGCCCTTGGTTACGCAGCTTCTGTTTTGTGGTGGAATAGGTCGTCAGTGCTACTTTGGTCGGTATGCTGACGGCCTATTTTTTATGCCACAAAGGATAAATCTACTGTAGTTGGCTGATTCATCGTGCGTTCTGCTGTCTTAGATTATAGACGCTTGGTATATAGTTGTCAACAGCCCAATTTGTATAATTTGCATCAGATATATCTGAATTTGTGTCACAGATGTGTGATATTTGATAGCGGTTCGCTTCCAAAATGTAAATAAATAAGTTTACAAACAGATTTTTCACATTACGAATTATCGCTCTTTTTATAAAATATATACATTCTGTAAATATAATTCGGTCACATAAGTGAGACCTCAGAAATATCTGGACTTGGTGATAGTAAAATTGAGAAAACTCTTGACAATTTACGCTAGAAAGCGTATACTGGCATTAAAGAAAGAGAGGAACGAAAAATGGCTGCAACGAATAACAAGGTGAACTCAAGCGAAATCCTTCGTGATATAATGAAGAATCAGCATAAAACATACGAATATCTCCGGGAAAAGCTTGACTACAAAACCATTTCCAGCGCATCTTCTCGTGTCCTCGCTGATGATATGAAATTATCTACAATGGTTCAAATTCTTGAGGTTTTCGGGTACAGACTGGTCGTAGAACCTGCGAATGGGAAACTCACTCGTGCTGGCTGCTATGAAGTAGTAGAGGAAAAGGACGGTGAACCTGAATGATTTACGGTTACGCTCGTGTCAGTTCCGCTGGTCAAGCGATTGACGGCAACAGTCTTGAAGCCCAGTCGGAACTTCTGAAAGCCAACGGCGCACAGAAAATCTTTTCGGATGTTTACACTGGTACGAAGCTACATCGCCCTGAATTGGACAAGCTGATGGCTGAAATCCAGCCGGGAGATACGCTGATTGTGGCGAAACTTGACCGTATTGCTCGTTCCGTGAAGGGCGGCATTGAAATTATTGACAACTTGCTTGCGAAAGACGTGTCCGTGAACATTCTGAATATGGGTCTGATGAACAACACATCGACCGGAAAACTGATTCGTAACGTTATGCTTGCCTTTGCAGAGTTTGAGCGTGACATGATTGTTGAGCGTACAAAAGAGGGCAAGAATATTGCCAGCCAGCGCCCCGATTACAAGGAAGGCCGCAAACCCACCGAGTACGATAGAAACCTCTTTGACGTTCTCCACGAGCAGGTGGAGAAGCGCATTCTCACGGTCACGGACGCTGCCAAACAGCTTGGCGTGACCCGCCAGACATGGTATCGGATTGCTGAACAGAATAGGTTAAAGGAGTAAGAGCCTATGGATAAGTGGAACAACAGAAACTCGTATGATTGGCTTGCAGGAGCGGTCGTTGGACTGCTTACCGGGTTCTTCATTGTAGTTGTGGTTGCGAGGTGCGTTCTGTGATACTCAGTGACAACATGAAGCGCCTGATCAACACGCTGAACACCTATGAGCCTGACCTTCCGAATGGCTTCTATTCTGTAAAAGCTCTGCAAGACAAGCTGGACTTCACGGCACAGTTCGTTCTTGAATCCCTTGCCAACGATGGTCTGATACGCTGGGGCGATACGCAGCACACAGCATTCTGGCTATTGGAACGTGCGAGGAACTATAAGAAAATCCACAAACTGGAAAAGATTGAACAGTGGAAAGAACGTGGCATAGGATTTGCTTGCGGCGTTTTGACCAGCGTTGTTGCAGGGCTGATTAGCATTGTGCTAGCTGGCGTTTTCAGTTGACAGCGTTCGCAACTTAGAATAAAACCGAATATTTGATTTTTGTGCAGTTGTAGGCACTCTTTACATTTTCAGGTAGGGGGTGCCTATTTTTTATGCAGCCAAAGCAGTGTATCGCCATCATCGACAGCATCAAAGCGTATGCAAAGCAGAATCCGACCGAAGCACAGGTCTACGAGGACTGGTTTCAGACGGTGGTGAACCTGAGAGATGCTCTGCCGCAAGACAAGCGGTTCGATGCCTATAAATATTCTGGCGAGCTGCGCTCTGTCTGCGCGGCCATGATGGGCAAGATGAAAACAGGCGATGATGTGGCAAAGGTCTATGACATTATCGGTCGGACGTACCTGTTTGAAGCAAAGGACGTTTTTGACAGCTATTGCATCTACCTTGAATGGAATCGTGCGCCGGAGAAGAAGTTCTATCAGCCACGCAGACGTATTCTCCATACGCTTGTTAATGACCTAGAGGATTTGTTTTTCCATCGTGTAGATTTCTTGGGGATTTCTATGGCTCCGAGAACAGGAAAATCAACTCTCTGTATATTTTTTATCACATGGCTGATGGGCAACCGCCCTGACGTTGCATCGGTTATGAGCGGGCATTCCGACAAGCTGACAAATGGCTTCTACGGCGAGGTGCTGTCCATCATCACTGACCCTGTGACCTACAACTGGGGCAAAATCTTCCCTGACGTTCAGCTTGTGGACAAGAGCGCAAAGGACGAAAGCGTTGACCTGAACCGAAAGAAGCGTTTCCCCACCCTGACTTGTCGTTCCATTGGCGGTACGCTGACTGGTGCTGTTGAAATCGGTGAGGGCGGCGTTCTGTACAGCGATGACTTGATTGAGGACTTGGAAGAAAGCTTGAACGTTGAGCGCTTGAACAACAAGTACGATGCCTACTTGAACCAGCTGAAAGACCGCAAAAAGCAAGGCGCATTGGAGCTGATGGTCGGTACACGCTGGAACGTACTTGACCCTCTGGGGCGCATCCAAAACCAGTATGCGGACAACCCGAAGTACCGATTCCGGGTGATTCCTGCGGTGGACGAGAACGGACATAGCAACTTTAACTATGACTATGGCGTTGGCTTTGACGATGCCTACTATGCCGATATGAAAGCCAGCATTGATGATGCAACATGGTGGGCGAAGTACATGGGCAAGCCCTATGTGCGTGAAGGTCTGCTGTTCCCTGCCGATGAACTGCGGTATTTCAACGGCGTTCTGCCTGACGGTGAGCCTGATCGCAAGCTCATGGTCATGGATATTGCATGGGGCGGCGGTGACTTCACCGCTTGCCCTATCGCTTATGTGTACGGTGATGCCGTGTTTATTCCTGACCTTGTGTTCAACAATGGCGATAAGACCGTAACCAGACCGGAAGCCGTGGGCAAAATCATCCAGCACAAAATCAACGTAGTGCGTGGCGAAGCCAACAACGGCGGTGACGAATACTGTGACGTGGTAGACAGCCAGCTCCGGCAGCAGGGGTATCACTGCTCTGTCCGCAGCCAGCGTGCGCCCAGCGGGCAAAGCAAACTGTCCAGAATCATCCAGTATGCGCCGGACATTAAGCGGTTCTATTTTCTTGACGAAAAGCACCAGTCGAAAGAGTACAAGGCGTTTATGGAACAGGTGACGATGTTCACGCAGCTTGGCAAAGTTCCGCACGATGATGCACCGGATAGTCTGGCACAGCTTGCCGATGAACTGTACAACGGAATCAGTAAAATTGAGCCTGTCAAGAGGCCTTTTTGATTAAAAACACAATATATTGTGTTCGCTGGGTCTATTTATTTGATTTTACCACTTGACAAGGCTTATAATGTACACAGGAAGTTTTGCAGCTTCCCTTAAAGGAATAGCTTGCACGCGGGGTTTTGTCATTTTACTCGCGTGCGTGTCAACAAGCATATTCCTCCTTTCACCGGTGGAGGTTTTCTCACTCTTTCGCCTTCACCGGGCTTTATATGTTGCGTTTCCAATTGTAAGGGGAATGCCAGTCTGTCTCCCCCACGGCTGGCAAGCAACGGTTCGATTCCGTTACGCAGCACAACCAACTACCTAGCTTTGCATGGCTTTATTCTCCAAAACCTCCATCGCTATTCCCGGCTCTCGATGCAATGGTTAGGCATGACATTGCAAAGAGCAGCGGTTAACCAATCAAGCCGGGTTTTTATGCTACATTAGCTTAGTATGGTTAGAGCACTCGGCTCATATCCGAGCATACATTGGTTCAAATCCATTATGTAGCACCAAAATTGCAGCTGACCCGTTTACGTCTGTCCGACAACTGAATGTAAAGGCTGCAATGGTTTTCTTCGGGCGAAGAATAGCACGGCTGGAAGTGCGAACAGTTTCCCAGTAGCTTCCAACAGGTCTGTGCTCAACAGCCTGTTTCCAGGAATATTATTAGGAAAGGAGCACAGATGAAAGTAAAAGTCAGATGCAAGCATCCTCACAAGGACGCAAACGGTAATCCGTGTGATTGCGGACGTTATCTTGGCGAAGTAGAAGGCAAGTTCTCTCTTCTGTGCCCGTTTTGTCATTGGATTACAGTCGGAGATTCAAGCCTTCCGAGGGAAACATGGGTCTCCGTACCGAACTTTAAGAACTAAATAGCTTTTGAAGCGCAGTTGTAAGCGCAGTGAGATAGACCTTAACAGGTTTGTCTTGCTGCGCCTTTTATTTTGCAGGAAAGGAGGAAAACATGGCTGAGTATCAAATGGTCGTTGGCGGCTTTTTGAATGAGCCGCTGACCGGACGTAGACCGATTGAAACGCCGGAGACGGAAATCAATCGGGCAAACGTGCTGAAAGTGGTTATGGGCAAAGCAGAATCTATTCATCTGCTGAACAAGAACGAGATTCGCTTTCTGCACAACTACTACTTGGGCAGTCAGCCTGTCCTCCACCGCACGAAAGAGTACCACGCTGAAATCACCAACCGCATTGTAGAGAACCACGCCAATGAGTGCGTGGGCTTCTACACAGGCTACATGAGCGGCACTCCCTGCTCTTATGTGCGGTCTGAAACGGCAACAGGTGACGGTGAGGAAATCGCCCGCCTGTCCAACGCTTTGCAGTATGAGGGCAAAGATGCGCTTGATCGGCGGCTCTGGCAGTGGATGCTGGAGTGCGGACAGGGATACCGCATTGTTCTCCCTGATAAGGGGTACAACGGCAACTACCCGGACGAAACGCCCCTACTGGTGGATGTTCCCGACCCGGATATGGCGTATGTGATTTACAACTCCGGCATCGGTCACAAGCCCATCGCTAACATTCTGCACATCCCACGCAATTATCAGAATGACCTGAACGACCTAATTTGCGTGTATACACCAAACCAGTACTTTGAAATCGACAACGGCAAGGTTACGAAATCGGAGAACCATTCTCTTGGAATGCTGCCGATGGTCGAATACAAGCTGAACCCGGAGCGAATGGGCTTGTTTGAACCGGCTATCCCTGTGCTGGATGCCATCAACGACCTTGAAAGCAACCGTTTGGACGGCGTGGCGCAATTCATCCAATCCATCATGGTGTTTACCAACTGCCTTGTGGACAAGGACGCTCTCGACCAAGTGAAGGAACTTGGCGCAATGTGCCTGAAATCCACTTCTGGTCTGCCCGCTTCTGTGTCGCAGATTGCAAACGAGCTTGACCAGCAGCAGAGCCAGACCTTGCTTGATTCTATGCTGAACGTGTACCGCAGTCTGACTGCCATGCCTAGTGCCACTGGAAGCGAGAACGCGACATCTGACAACGTGGGCGCAGTCATTGTCCGTAATGGCTGGAATCACACCGAAGCAAGGGCGCAGCAGTACGAGAATATGTTCAAGTATGCTGAGCGTCAGAGCCTGTCTGTAATGCTGAAAATCTTGCGTGATACGGCTGGTTCTAAGCTGATGGCAAGTGACATCAACATCAAGCTGCCCCGCCGCCAGTATGACAACCAGCAGAGCAAGGTTCAGATTTTTGCGCAGATGATTCAGCAGCCAATTGACCCGCAGTTGGCGTTCACTACGCCCGGTCTGTTCCCTGACCCGCAGGCTGCTTACGAAATGAGCAAGCCTTTCCTGATTGCCGCTGGCAAGCTGGGTAAGGATGGGAAAGCACCGAAGCCACAGGAACAGCCTAAACAGGATGTTGCCGACACAAATGCCGAGAACATGGCAGACAAACAGTCTACCGATACCAATAAAGAAACAGAGGGTGAATAATCCTTTGCTATAAATACGGCAGGGAAGCCGGGATACAAATTTCGCAGCGTTGCAGGGAAGCAACGGTAAAAAAACGCAGGAGGAAATTAACGATATGAACTACAAAGCGTTACTTGGTGATGCCTACAAAGAGGGCATGACCGCCGATGAAATCATCTCTGCGCTTGAAAAGGTTGCAGACCCTAGCGCAGAGGTCGAGAAGCTGCGCAACGCCGTGACAAAAGCCAATGGCGAAGCTGCTGAGTACAAGAAGCAGCTCAAGGCAAAGCGCACCGATGACGAGAATGCTGCACAGGAACAGGCTGACAAGCTGGCAGAGATGCAGAAGCAGATTGAAGCCTTGACTGCCGACAAGGAAAACCTCGTCAAGGAAAAGACCCTTGCATCTTACCGTGAGAAGTTCGTTTCACAGGGTTATGACGCTGAACTTGCCAACAAGGCTGCGTCTGCACTGGCTGACGGTGACATGGACAAGGTGTTTAAGTTCCAGTCGGAATTTATGACCGCCCACGACACCGCTTACAAGGCTTCTCTGCTGAAGGATATGCCCACACCTCCGGGTGCGGATGGCAAGGGCGGTTCTGACAGTGAGGGCGTGGCGTTTGCTAAGAGCCTTGCACAGCAGAACGCAAATGCTTCTAAGGCATCGAGTGACGCAATGAGTGCTTTCCATTAACAAGGAGGAAAACATGAAGTTTACCCGAAACACGGTCAACGGAATCAACGATACCATCCTTGCTTCCAATGACTACACCGCCATCCCCTTTACCGTGACCGAAGCTGCTGCGGTTAAGGCTGGCTATCCCATGACGCTGGCTGGCAAGAAGGCAACTTCTGCCACCGCAGACGGCATTCTGTTGTATGACGTTGACCCGGCAGAGAACCCCAATGCTTCCCTGCTGATTCGTGGCGTTATCGACACCAAAAAGGCTGCCGCAAGCTCTGGCTTCACCTATGATTCTGATGCGGTTACTGCGCTCAAGACTGCCATTCCTGGCATCTTCTGCCGTGACAACATCAGCGTGAACGCTTAATAGGAGGTAAAACAACATGGCACTGAATCTTAAGGAAGTCTTTGCCCCGGCTGCGATTGCCGCCTATTGGACGAATGACCCTACCAACGCGATGCCCTTTGCATCTGATGCACTGTTTCCCGCCAAGAAGAAGGCCGGTCTCGACCTGAAGTGGCTGCGTGGTCACAAGGGCGTTGGCGTTTCTCTGATGCCCAGCGCATTTGACGCAAAGGCTACGTTCCGCACCCGTGAGGGCTTCAAGTTCGATGAGACCGAGATGCCGTTCTTCCGTGAAGGTTACCATCTGGGCGAGAAAGACCGTCAGGAAATCCTGCGTGTTTTGGACAGCAATGACCCCTATGCTCGTGACGTGATGAACCGCTTGTACGATGACACCGCACAGCTTATCACTGGCGCTCGTATCGTTCCTGAGCGCATGATCTGGCAGCTGCTGGCTCCTACCAATGGCGTTCCTGGCATCACCATCAAGGCGAACGGTGTGAACTACACCTACAATTACGACCCGGACAGCACTTGGAAGTCCACCAACTACAAGGAAGTTTCTGCCACAAAGTCTAAGTGGAACGTCACCACCGCCACCCCCATTGCTGACCTGAACGCCGCAAAGGATGCTGTTCTGGCAAACGTTGGCGAGGTTGTGACCGAAGTGTACATGAACACTGCCACCTTCCGCAACATGATTGCTGCGGACGAGGTGAAGAATCGGTTTATGACCGTCACCGCAAAGGCAAACGCCGTTCTGCTGGATGCCGAAGCACGGCAGATTATCGAATCTGCAACCGGTCTGACCATCCATCTGTACGACAAGATGTTTAAGGCAGACCAGTACAGTGCAAGCGAGAAGTATCTGCCCGATGGCATGGTCGTGGTTGCTCCGTCCGGTGCTCTGGGCAGCACTTGGTACGGCACTACTCCTGAGGAAGCCGACCTGCTGTCCGGTCAGTCCGGTGCATCCGTGTCCATCGTGAACACTGGCGTTGCCATCACCACTGAGCTGACCATTCACCCGGTCAATGCCAACGTCTATGCTTCTGAAATCGTCCTGCCGTCCTTTGAGCGCATGGACGCTGTGTACTGCATCAAGGCTTACTAAGGCGAAAGGAGGAAAGCAGCATGGGAGACCAGTATTCCGAAGCGGCAGTCAAGCTAGGGCAGTACATTGCCCCTGCACTTGACCGTGAAATCACGGACGAGGACTACCCACTCTTCGACCTGCTGCTTGATTTCGCCAAAGACAAGATATTTGCACAGGGCTACCCCTTCGGCAACAGACCGGACGAGCTGCCCTTGCAGTATCAGTCTTTGCAGATACGCATTGCAGCGGAACTGTATAACCACATCGGCGCAAACGGACAGACGAGCTACACCAACAATGGCATTACTCGTGTGTGGGAAAGCTCCGATGTGGCACAATCCCTGCTAAATGAAGTGGTTCCGAGAGTAGGTGTTATCGGCTGATGTTCAATGGAAGCCCGCTGGATAAACGCCCGCTGTGGTATTCGAACCCTGTTGGCGAAAAAACGCCTGTTGTGGACGAGTGGGGAAACGAGACTGGCGAATCCGCATACGAATCGTGGAGCGAACCCGCAAAGCTGATGCTGAATGTCAGCCCGCCTACTGGTTCTGCGGAAGCAAGCCCTTTTGGAGCATTTACGGATTATAGCTACGTTGTCAGCTCGTCCAGCAAAAAGCGCAACACACCGCTTTATGAAGGTACACACGTCTGGTTTCAGACGGACATTTCAAAGCCCTTCAATTACACTGTGGTCAAAGTCGCAGAGCATATTACAGACACGTTGTATGCGCTAAAAGAGGTGGCTGCAAGTGAAAATTAAAGTGAGGTTGAGCGATGCCGGACTCCGTGATGCGGAACGTCAGATACAGGAGTACAAGACCACCCTGAACAAGAAAGCTAGAGCGTTTGCTTTTCGCCTTTCGTGGCTGGGGCTTGAAGTCGCAAAGGTGCGTTTCGCTAATGCGGAATACGCTGGCTCAAATGACGTGAAATGCCATATTAACCAAAAAGACAAGACTTGCACCATCGTTGCAGAAGGCAAAGCGGTCGCCTTTATCGAGTTTGGCACTGGCGCACATCACAACGGATATGGCGGCGAACTACCGCCCGGTGTTGGTGCGCATGGCTCCTACGGCAAAGGGCAAGGCGCAAACCGCAGATGGTACTACTACGGAGAATCCGGCAATGCTGGCACGCCTGTCAAACAGGTGGATGGTAAAGGCCAGTTGAATTACACCAGCGGCAACGAGCCAGCTATGGCTATGTGGGGAGCTGTTGAGGAAATGGCTTCTCAAGTCGAAGCAACGTGGAGGGAGGTTTGGAATAGTTGATTGATTATTTCAATTCTATCTTCACGGTTGTTGCTAAGGAACTGCGAAAGCAAGTTCCCGGCATCTTCGTTACTGGTGAAATCAATGACAGCAACGTCAAGAAATTTCCGTGTGTGCAGATAGAGGAAAACAGCAATCTTCCTGTGCACATTGATTCTGCCGGTCACAGCAAGTACGCTGCCGTTTCCCTGCGTGTGCGTGTCTACTCTAACAAGAACACCGGGCGCATTGCAGAAGCACGTTCCATTGTTGGAATTGTGGATTCTGTTCTTGAACCGCTGAAATTTTATCGCAAATCGTTTGCCCCGTTGAATGGGCTGTACAACAATTCCGTCTATCGGATTGATTGCAGCTATGGGGCAACAATCGGAGAGGACGGAATGATTTACCGAAATTAAGGAGGTAAACATTCTATGAGTACTGCTATCTCCGGTCTGAATACCACCCTTTACTGTGGCGACAGCGCAACCGCTCTGACGAAGCTGTGCGACATTAAGGATGTACCCGACCTGATCTCCGAGCCTAACCTGCTGGATGCCACCACCTTGTCTGACCCTATGCAGGTCAACATCTTCGGCATTATCCAGAGCGACACCAAGTCTTTCACTGCCAACTACAACAAGACTGACTACAAGAAGGTCAAGGAAGCTGGCTACGATGAGACTTCCGAGAGTAACACCGTGAAGTATTACGCCCTGAAGATGCAGGACGGCTCCGGCTTCTCTTGGCAGGGTATGCATCAGGTTGGCTTGTCCGGCTTTGGCGTGGACGAGGTTGTGGAAATGACCATCAACTGTATCTTCACCAAGAAGCCTGAGTTCAGCGAGACCCTGACTGTCACTGGCGGCTAAACCGCAAAAATCGAATCAATCAAACCGGGCAGAACTGAACAACGGATTTGGTTCTGCCCCTATTTATAAAGGAGAGCATTTATTATGGCTGCTAAGGTTATCAACTTTCATTCCCCCGATGGTAAGAACACTTATGAGCTGACCTTCACCCGTGACAGCGTGGAAGCTACCGAACGTGCAGGTTTTCAGATTGGCCAGTACACCCAGATGACCAATCTGCTGTCCAACTCTCGCGCTTTGTTCTACGGCGCTTTCATCGCACGGAACAAGGGCATCAAGCGCAAGGTTGTGGACGAGATGTTCCAGCACATCGAGGAGAAGGAAGACCTGATGGGCGTTCTGCTTGAGATGTTTATGGACGCTTCTAAGTCCCTGCTGGCAACTGACACTGAGGACAAGACCGCAAAAAACGCAACTTGGGAGATTGTGTAACCGCACAATCTCAAGAAACAGACGGAGAGGGAGAACCATTCTCCTTCTCCAAGCTGTTCCACGATGTAGAAGCCTATTACATCTCCATCGGCATGACCTATGACCAGTTCTGGCACGGCGATGTCTGGCTGGCGAAGGTTTACCGTGACGCAGAGGAGCTGCGGGAACGCAGAGCCAACACAGAAGCGTGGAGAAATGGCTTTTACATGGCATCTGCGCTTTCCTCTACGGTTGGCAATATGTTCCGAAAGAAAGGGTCTAGCCCCATCAAGTACATGGATAGACCGATTCCTCTTACCCAAAAGGAGAAAGACGAGTATGAATACCAACGCGCAGTTGAGGCGCAGGAGCGAATCAAGAGAATGATGTTCTCTATGATGGAAAGTGATGGTGGTAGTGATGGCTGATGTTGATATTACAAGCTTATCCGTAGAGATTTCTGCGGAATCGCAGGGCGCAGAGCTTAATATCGACAAGCTCGCTGCCGCCATTTCTAATTTGCGGACGAAAGGCAACGTGGCAAAGGTTTGCAGTAGTCTTGATAAGTTATCTGCTTCTATTTCCGCTCTTAAATCCGCATCTACTGGGCTGGACGGTCTTAGCAAAATCACGTCTTTTATGAACGGTCTTGCTAATGTAGACCTTACTCAAAGCGCAAAAGGCATCCGCTCTGTTGCTAATGCTTTGAACAAAATTTCGTCCGTCAATCTTGGAAACATGGATTTTTTAGGACTTGGCAGCAAGATGAACAGCTTGAAGAACGGCCTTTCCCCTATTTCTTCTATTAGCGATTCTTCCATTAAGAGTTTGCGTGGCGTAAGCAGTGCAATCAATTCCATTGCTAAAATCCCAAGCATTACAAAGAAGCTGGACTCTAAAACGCTTGATGATTTTGCGGAAGTTTGTAAGAAAGTGGCATCCGCTATTTCTCCACTCGCTTCCAAGCTGGACAAGGTAGGGCGCTCTTTTTCTTCACTTCCATCTAAAATTAAAAGTGCTGTCAATTCTACAACCCGCTTTTCTTCGGCAAACCAGAAAGCAAGTACTAGCCTTTCAAGCTTGGCAAGCCAGTTAGAAACCATCAAGAAACGTGCAGCACAGCTAGTTTCTCTGAAAGCTATTGCCACTTATCTTGCCAATGCCGTTACCAAGTTCAATGACTTTTATGAAGCAACAGACTTGTTCAATAACGCAATGGGCGAGTTAAGCGGTCAAGCAACAGAGCTTATTAATAAGATGGAGTCTCTGCTTGGCATCGACCCGACAGAAGCAATGACAAACATTGCTACGATCCAAAGCCTTGCAACTTCGTTCGGTCTGGCAAGCGATAAAGCGTATATCTTATCCAAGAACCTGACCCAACTTGCCTATGACGAATCGTCTTATTGGAATAAAGATACCGCTACTACCTTTACCGCAATTGCTTCTGCTATCTCTGGAGAACTTGAGCCTATTCGCCGCTTGGGCGTTGACTTGTCTCAGGCACGGTTGCAGCAGGAACTTCTTGCTTTGGGCTTTAATAAACAGGTTTCTAGTCTGTCTCAGGCAGATAAGGCAGTTCTTCGCTACATCGCCATTATGAAGCAGACTACCAACATTCAAGGCAACCTCGCGCAGACCATTAGTAGCCCCGCCAATATGGTACGCATTTTGAAGTCTGAAATTTCGCAGCTTGCAAAGGCTGTAGGCCAGCTTCTTTATCCCGCATTTAAGGCGATTCTCCCCGTTCTGATTGCAGCAGTTGACCTTATCAAAGAATTTGTGGTCTCTCTTGCATCTGTGTTCGGGCAGAAAATTGAATTTACCGATTTTAGCAAGACACAGAAAGATATTGGCGGTGTAACCAGCGCTATGGATGACACTGCTGATGCTACGAAAGCGGCGGCGAAAGCGGCCAAAGATTATACGATGGGCTTTGATGAATTAAACATTATCGACCCTTCGCAAAATTCCGGCTCTTCTGGCTCTGGCAGTGGCGGTGCTGCTGGCAATCTGCTCGGCGACGTTGACCTCTCCCAGTATGATATGTTCAAAGATTATGCTGGAAGCGCTGTTGACGAGATTAAGGCAAAATTAAAATCTCTCGATTCTTTCCAAATCGGAACCCAAATCGGCGAACAGCTAAATAAACTTATGGGCATGATTTATAATGCCATCCATTCTATTGATTGGGCCTCGCTTGGAGCGTTTTTTGCAGATGGCGTTAACGGGCTCGTGGATTCTGTAGACTGGGATTTGTTTGGCCGATTACTTGCGGACAGATTCATCATCGAGTTTGAGCTTCTTGGTGGTTTCCTGTCTCAGCTTGACTGGACATCTGTGCTTAACGCCTTTATTGATGGCTTTTCTGGATTTTTTCACGAACTTTCAGATTGGATAGCAACAGTAGATTGGACTGGTGTTGGGGAGAAATTAACTGATAAGCTTTCCGATGCTCTTCAAAATGTTGAGATTGAAAAGCTTGCAAGAGTTTTTTTCAACTTTATTACTGATAGCATTAACGCTGTTTCTGATTTCTTGGCTGGCACAGACTCTTACCAGCTCGGTCAAGACCTCGTTGACTTTGCTATTAGAGCCGTTACTTCTGTAGATTGGGCCGGTCTAGCTCAAGCTATCGGTCGTTTCTTTGGCGAAGCGTTCATTGAAGCGCTCGACTTCATGGGTGGTCTGGTTTCCCGAATTGCCGATTATTTTGAAAAGAAAGTGGCAGAAGGGCCGTTTGATAATGTTGGGCTAAATATCGTCTACGGTATTTATCATGGCATTCAAGACGCAATCACGAATGTTGCTGCTTGGATTGTTGAAAATGTGTTCAATCCATTTATCAATGGTTTTAAGTCTGCCTTTGGAATCAATTCCCCATCCACCGTAATGGCCGAACAAGGCGGATACATTATCGCCGGATTGAAGAAAGGTATTACTGATGCTATCTCTAGTGTAACTGAAACTGCGAAGAAAATTCTTTCTGCAATCAAGAGCGCATTTGACAATTTTAGCCTTTTTGATATTGGCAAGAACCTGATTCAGGGCCTTATTGATGGCGTGAACAATATGATTGAAACAGCTAAAAATGCTGTCGCAAATGTTGGAACCGCAGTTATCGACAAGGTTAAGAACGTTCTTGGCATCCACTCCCCTTCTACTGTGTTTGCGGAGATTGGCGGTTACATCGACCAGGGCCTTGCAAACGGTATCACTGGTTCTCTCGGTTATGTCAACGATGCTATGAATAAACTCGTAGACGCCACCAAGCTCAAGGGCGAAGAGATGGCGAACTATGGCATTGACTGCGGCACAAGCTACGTCAACGGCATCATTTCCGGGCTAGACTCTAAGTGGGCAGAACTCGATAACAACCTCAAGACCAACTTCTTCGGTACGGTGCAAACTTTCATTCAGGCTGCGCAGAGTGGCGATTGGAAAACGGTCGGCACTACCATTGCCGCTGGCATTTGGGGCGCTATGGGCGATGAGCAGCGTAAACGCGCCAAGTCCGTTGCAAGCGACCTTGTAAGCAGACTAAGCAAAGAATTGAAAAGCCAAGCTTCTTCTCTGCTAAACACCGCTGCTACCATTGGGAAAAATCTGGTGAACAATCTGACCCAAAACTTTGGAAAGGTTTCCACTGAAACTCAGACGATGCTTTCCGGCATTACGCAGGCTTTCGGAAACGTGAAGTCTCCTCTCGCAACGGCAGCTAAAGCCATCAGTGCGGCGCTCTCTGGTGGTTTACTCAGCTCTTTCCCGACGATTTTTGCCGGGTTTGCAAGTCTGGTAAGCACCATCGGAACCGCAGTGGCAGGAATGCTTTCTGCTGTGGGTGCTGCCCTCAGTGCTACGATTTTTGGCATTCCAGCTGGCATCGTGGCCCTTGCCGCCGCCGCAACCCTTGGAGTTGCGATTGCTGGCATCGTGTCGAAACTTGGCGGCAGCCGGTCTACCGGCAGTTACAGCGATACATCTCAGTACGTCGGAAGCTCCAGCTATAATTCCTCGACGTCTAGCTCTTCTTACAGCGGAACTTATTCTGCGGCCGGAGGAAACTCCGAAGAGATGAGAGATGCTGTGTACAACGGCTGCTACAATGCATTCCTCGATATATGGCAGCGTTACGGAGAGGAAATTTCTGATGGCAGGGACGTGAAAGTTTACCTTGATGGCAAGCAGCTCACTGCTTCCGTTGAAAAAACGCAGAAAGAACGTGGCGTGTCTATTATGGGTACCGAAGTTTATTCCTATTAAGAAAGGATGGTTCAGATGGCCAATATTCCTGCACTGGTTACGGTGAATGGCGTAGAGCTGCCGGAACCATCCTCTTATGAGGGAACGACTAGCACGATCGTGGACTCTGGACGAAATGTTCAGGGTAAAGTTGTTGGCGCTGTCGTGCGGCATGATGTAGCAAAAGTCTCCATGTCATGGAACTACCTCACTGCGCGGCAGTGGGCCGACATCTTGAGCCTTTTCACTACAAATTTTTACTGCACCGTTAAGTTTTACAATCAAGCCACAGCCGGTTATACCACCCGTCAGATGTATGTCTCCGACCGCACCGGCGGCATGTGGCGTAGAGGGCCGAAAACCGGTGGTGTGATGGGGTGGATAGGGTGCAAACTTTCTCTTGTGGAGGTATGATACATGGTTGAAGTCTCCGATAAGTGGAAAGAGAAATTTAATGAAACCCTCGTCCCGGAATCTTTTGTGGAGATTACCTGCGGAATCACTGAGCCAGGCATCAATAAAAAAGCTACCATCGTCACGTCATCGGCAGCCCCGTTCTCCACCTTTCATAATATTGCACTTTCTGATAACGCTTCCATTTCGAGGTATTCTACAGGAGAGCCCAATCTTACTGTTCTTGATGGAAGCTGTAGCATCGTCCCTTCTTCTCCTCCGTATGGAACTACTGGTTTTTTGAGTGCCGAGATTTTTGACGATTCAAACCATCCTGTTATCCGGCTTGAACTTCCAAGTGAAAACAAGTCCTCCGTTCCTGGCGTTTCGATTTGCTGGTCTACAGTATTCGGGGAGTACGCCACGGATTTTTCGGTCAGCGCATACCTTGGAACTAGCAAGCTAAAAACTGTGACCGTGAACGGAAACAAATCCGTCCGTTCTGATGTTGAGGCTGAGCTTTCCGGGTTTGATGCCGTAGAGATTGAAGTTCTAAAGTGGTGTCTCCCCGACCGAAGAGTAAGGATCGAGCAAGTGAAAATCGGAAGGTATCTGGTATTTGACAAGACCAAAATCTTGTCTTACAGCCATTCTTCTGCCAGAGACCCTATCTCCGGGCAGCTTTCTCAGGAGTCGATTTCCTTTAGCCTCGACAACAGCGACCGCACATGGGACTCCGTAAACCCTCAAGGAATTTACAAGTACATCTATGAGCGCCAGCCTGTCACTGTTCGTTATGGAATGGATGTTGACGGGAAGACCGAATGGGTGAGCGGAGGAATGTTCTTCCTGTCAGAGTGGAGCGTCCCTGCCAACAGCATTGAGGCATCCTTTCAGGCGCGAGACGCTTTCCTGTATCTATCCAGCACGAAGTACACCGGAAGAAAATACGGCACGCTCTATGAGATGTGCTACGATGCTTTGGAGCTGTTGGAAGCGGATGAAATTACCTTTGATATTTCGGATGAACTGAAAAATTACTCCACCGACATTACAAGCGATGAGTCTACTTATCACAATTCTGATATTTTGCAGCTTGCGGCCAATGCGGCTGGAATGGCTCTGTACCAGACCCGTGATGGCGTGATAAAAATCAACCGAGTCTACGGCTCCGATGCCTCCAACCCCGTGTTGGACATTCCAGTACTGAACAATTATTCTTGGCCGGAAATCACCTTTGCCCAGAATATGCTTAACGTAGTGACCACCGTAGGAAATGCCACCTACGCTTATCCTGAAAATCCTTCGGGCAAAGGCGTGAGCCAGACTCTGAGCAATGTTATGCTCACAAAGGACATCCTTGCAAAATCCAGGAACGCCCTTACGGAGTCTTATGGAGTCCTTTCTAACCGTCGCAAGGCTTCTCTTACCTATCGGGCAAGCCCTACTATTGATGCTCTTGATATTGTAAAGATTCACCATCAGTTCAATTACGACGCTGTCTTGCTGACAACCAATGTAAAGTACACCTTCAATGGGTGTTTCAAAGGCACTGTCGAAGGGTACATGATGGCAGATGCTCAGGCCATGTCTCTTGACCATACCAGTGAACAGCTTGGCTGGGGCGACTCCGTTATTTTGTCTGCCACCCTCTCCCCTGCTTCTATTGATTCTCCGAAAATCAACTGGTCGGCTTCTCCTGAGGGAATCGTCTCTATCCACGTTCTGACAAACGCAGAAGGAAAATCCACCTGTCAAGTCAAGTGGAACTCCCCGGGTAAGGCTGTTGTCACAGCCTCGGCAGGTGGCGTCTCCGCGGAATGCTCCTTTGCTACGGCAGCGTACAATCTGTTTGATGTTGCAGAGGGCGGCACCGTCCTTATGGATGAAGGCGGTAACGTGGCCGAGTTCATCGTTGCAAAGCATGACTACGAAAGCGAGCTGAATGGAGCCGGGCGAACTCTTCTGGTTCGAAAACACTATGCAGCCATCATGGCTTGGAGCTCTACATGGTCTACTTACGCCAGCAGCAGCGTAAACAGCTGGCTCAACGGAGAGTACTTCAACTCGTTCAGCTCCGCCCAGAAGCAAGCTATTGATAAGACGACCATCTATTATACTCCCGGTTTTTCTGACTCTTATTGCAATTCTGGTAGCAGCAAAGTGACTACGATGGCAAAAAGCATTTTCCTGCTTTCTTACCACGAGTTTGGATACGACACGGAAGGCTCTGATGCTCCGAATTGGACAACTAGTAGCCCGAGCTATAAGCACAACGAGGGTACTCCCCTGCAAAATGCATCTGGAATCCTGAAAACGATGCTTGCCTCTGACATGGAGGGCTCCAGCAGAGGACGTTCCATTTGGACGAGAACTCCTTACCTGTACTCGCTTCAGATGCTTCGTGATATTGCTGGCACAAGTTCAAGCGCCAACAAGTACTGGCGACCTCTGTTGGTCAGCAAACTTGTAAATGCATACGCCGTGTATGATTCTACGTTACAAGTGAATACCAACGCAGAGACGATTTCTTACGCTACGAATGACGATTCCCCCCGTAAGTATGACAATGTTGTTCACCCTGCATTTACCGTCCCAAAGTCTCTCGCTATTGACGCTGACGGCAAACTGATTTTTTAAGAGGTGAAATATGGCAACGTGGATTACAGACCGAACGCAAGCTGATGTTGACCGGGTAAAAGAACTGACCGCAAAGGCAAGAACTGGCACATGGACAGAAGAAGAACAGCAAGAATGGGCTGCTGGCATGAAGGGCGCTCTGAGCTATACGGATTACAACCGCATTGAAAACGGAATCAAAGAACTCGCCGAAATCGTTGGCGCACCTTATTCTGCAAGGATTGTACAGCAAAACATTCAAGTTGTTACTGCGAAAAATGAAAGCGGCGACATTCCTGCATGGGACACTTATCCCGCCAAGTTCGAGTTTTTCATGCCGCTGACGGCCAAGAAAGCGGACCTGCGGCTCCGCTCGCTGGAATTCCGTGTCAAGGGCTATGTGCCGGGCACGATGCGCACCGTCCTGCGCAAGTACGACTCCACGACCGCCCTAGTGGACAAGTTCATCGACATTATCCGCGGCTACAACGACGTGGCGCTGGACATGGGCGATTTCGCGCTGGAAAAGGGCGTCGAATACCAGCTCTATTTCGCCGCCTCCAACAACTTCTACCCGCCCTCTGTCGAGCCATCATGGGTTGTCGCAAACGACTACGTCAACATTACAAATGGAAGCGCTTATTACGGCGACGACAGCAAGCTTATTTTTTCAGGGACGGTCGGTTTAACTGTTCCTGTGGAAGCTGGTTGGACAATCAATGATTATCTGACCGTTGCGGATGCCACTCGGTGGATTGATAACGTGAAAGCCATTCGTTCCAAATGCAGTGGCAAAAGTTCTACCCCGGAAACTCCCGAGGCGCTGAGTTATCATTTTGCGATTATCAATCAAGTAGAAAAAGTTTTGTCTGACATTGAAGCGATGGCAAAAGACCACTTACTTTATTGTTCAGATACAATATGCGGAGGTGAACCCTATTATGCACTTTGTTGACCGAAAGGCAAAATATCCCGGGCGTTGGACTATGATGAAATCTGATGGCACATCAGAAATCATCACTTTGATTCGTAATGACGAACCTGTTGTCGAGGGGACTCCAATGAACGCCAACACCCTCAACACTCTGAGTGATGTTGCAGGGGCTGACATCGCAAGGGAAAAGGCGGAAGCCGCCGCAACCGTTGCGTCAACCGCAAAAGACGCTGCTGAATTAGCCGCAAACTCTGCAACCGCAAGCAGAGACGCTGCGGCCTCATCCGCAGAAGAAGCGAAAAAAAGC